AAACTCGAAGATATTCATAAGGTAACTTATAAGTATACATTCACTTTGAGATACTCCAGTATAAGTTTTGATGCTTTAGGTAACCCCAGTAGTTCTAATTTTGGTTTTGAGTTTACCAGTACGAAGCAGAAATATTGGGATAATGTAGCTAATGGGTCTGCTGTTAGTGTTAATTACGTAATAAACAGTAAACCAAGTTGGATTACTAACTATAGTAAGCCGGCAGATGGAAAGCCTTGGAAAGCTTCAGAGAATCTAGACCTAACCTCAAGGTCTGGTAAGGGGTTGGCTACTCAATCTGAATCTGGTAAAACCGTGGAATTCACCTTTACCCAGGCAGCAGCATCTCAGAGTTGGTCTCAAACATTTTCAGTGAATCCAACTTCTATGTCTTTTGGGGCAACTGGAGGTACTAAAACTTTCACGGTAACCTCATACAAGCAAGAATTAAGGAATGGTCATAGCTATGGTAACCAAATTTCTTTAACTTATACTAGAGCTAATGGAGGAAGTATATCCGGTACTGGTACTTCAGTAACTATGGGTAATAATACTTCTACCAGTACTCGTAGTGGTACCGTAACTTTAACCCAAGCAGAAACCAATAAGAAAGTAACCATATCTTGTTCTCAATCTGCAGGTTATAAGACTTATAGTGAAATTACTGCAAGTGGTGGAGCTGTAACAGATATACCTGCAAGTGGAGGTACAAGAAGTTCATTTACTACTTTGCCAACTTATTCCCAGACCTGGGGATGGAATGGTTCTACAACGGGAGGAGGTACGATTACAAGTGGTGCTAGTATTAGTTATGGTACTGCAGTTAGTGCAAGTAATCTGGAAGATACCATAAAATCTAGAACCCAAGTAGGAACCATTACTGGTACCTTATCACTAAATGGTAAAACCAAATCTGTAAGTGTACCAGTATATCAAGAGGCAAATAAATGGTTGAGCTATTCTTATGGTTCATGGTCTGTAACTCTAACTGCTAGTTCATACACTATTTCTAATACTGGGGGGAGTGTAACTTTATACCCAAGTGCAAGTAGAGATCGATATTCAAATTATACTTCTGGTTACACAGTAAGGGATGGCTATGATACTGCTGACCCATCCTTAAGTACCAATGGTATTTCGGGTTTTACATTATCTGGGACTACCCTTACTGCTTCTTCAAACAGTAGTACCAGTTCTAGAACTGTTAGAGTCTTTGCTAACTATGATGGGGCTTCTGATTATGTATATATCACTCAGGGTGGTGCTTCAGTATCCTATAAGTATTATTTGGCTTTTACTTCCCCTACTGGTTCAAGAACTACTACCAGAACTGGATTATCAGCTTTGGGAGGTAATAACTTTACAGTTGATGTAGCTTATTCTTTTAAGACTAAGGTAATAAACGGTTCTGAAATAAGTACAAGATATCCCTTGGCTTTAACCGTAACCTCAAAACCAAGTTGGGTTACAAATGTAGCAATTACAACGTTATCAAGTGATAATGGAAACTATGGGTTAACCTTAACCTTAACAGAGAATACCGTAGAATCAACAAGGTCAGGTACCATTAAATTAAGGCAAGCAGAAAACGATGATGACGGTTGGGAGCTTACAGTCAACATAACTCAGAATGCTGCAACAATTACTTATGAATACGTATTTAATTTGGGGTAATAAAAATACAACACCATTCTGTATTTAATGTATAATTAACCTAAGTATTAATCTTTAAAACCTTACAATTATGGGAGTAGAAGTAAAAAGGTGCCGGCGATGGCGTTGTAATCGCGGACAGAGGCTGTAACGATGGTTGTTGCTGTGGTAATCGTAATTCTGGTTGGGGCTCCGGATGGGGTGCCGTCGGGGGTGCATTGGTAGGTGGTGGCTTTGGTGCTGCTGCAGTTTCCGTATGGGACAAAATCAATGATACCAAAGCTGACATTCAGAAAGTAGAAGCTACGGTTCAGGAAGCAAAAGCAGGTATCTATAAAGATATCTCTGATGCTGCCAGAGGAGTAACTCAAGAAATCAGTGGAGTTGCAAAAGATGTTGCTGGTGTTGGTAGAGAAATTCTTAACAATCGTTTCACAACGGAAAGAGGACTTTGTGATTTGGGATACAAAACTAATTCCGATATCCGGGATTCTCGTGACCAAATGGGAGCAGGCTTCAACCGTGTTATGGATCGTCTCTGCCACATGGAACACCAACAGTCGGATTGCTGCTGTGAAACCAAAGGCTTGATTAAAGAAGTAAAATCTGACTTGGCTCTTCAGTTGGAACGTTGCTGCTGTGACCTCAAGAATGGCCAACAGGAAATCAAGTGCCTCATCGAGAACACCGCTAAAGACACCGAGATTGCTCGCCTCAATCGAGTGATAGATGCTCAGAGAGACCAGAACATCGTCAATCAAGTGGTAGCTGCCTTGAAGACCGGTACTACAACGCCAGCTTAGTAATTTAAAATACCAAGATGATTAAAGGAGTGCATCTGTTTTTAGGTGTACTCCTTTTTTCGTTTTAACTCATTAAACTAAGGAATTATGGAACAAGAACAACTCACCGAATTCAAGATACAATTAGCTCTACCTGCTCCCAATATAGAGATTGCACAAGAAGTAGCAAACAAAGCTCAGGTACTCATAAATCAATTTGGATACTATCAATTCTTAAACCTGGTAGACTTCATGCAAAGGAATCCAGGTGCAGTTTCATTTGGTTTAAACTTAATTAATAAAAGATGATTATGGACGAAAGAACATTGATTTTCCAAAAGGTACAGAAAGGTGAAATGATTTTCACATTAGAAAAAGACAGACGGTCTGGTTATCCTATTTTTGATACAGCAAGAATCGTAAAGGTAGGAGAAAGTAAACCAATGGCCTCTGGTGCTAAAGACGGCTTTGTTAACAGTGTCGAATTGGTGATCCAAGATTCTGTATCACAGCTTACAATATACCTACCTTCACAATCTGATGAGGGTATTTATAATGGTGTATATTATACTACCGATGTAGTGAATATAATTAATGAGGTTACTATGCAGAAACAGAAGGCCTTGAATATACTTAACAATCGACCAAAGTTTGAGGCAATTGTTTCTGAATGCGATAACATTCTCAATTCAATTAACCAATCACCTTCTGCTCCAAGTAAACCTGCTCCAGGGTTTGAGGAGTTCCGTCAATACATGGACCAACGAATCTCCACTCAAGAGACTCTGTTACAGAGAATTGCTCAGGAGCTGGGATTGGATAAACCTAAACAACAGTAAGAATTATGCCAAGTAAGTCAGTTAATATTACACTATCGACTCCAGTTGGCTCTCTAGAAATATACGTAGACAAACGAGAACAAGCTCGTGCAGAAAGGTTGATTGCCAAAACTCCAAGTATCTTAACCAAAGGCTATGCGAAGGGTACAGAAAAGTTTGGTAATCAACTTCTTCGTATAGTAAGACGAAGTTTGAATACGGGTGTTCCACCAAGAGGTTCAGGAGTATCATGGCCACCCCATGCTCCAGGAACCATTAAAAAGTATGGGGATCACACTATGTTACACCTTACTGGTCAGTATGCTAGATCAGTTACTTTAGTAAAGGGTAAGAAAAGAACTTTCGTTGGTTTACCAATTGGAATCAAGAAGATTACTTATACTGGTAAGACTTCAAGAAAAACTTTGAATCAGATAGCTATCATGTTAGAGTATGGTAGTAGAGATGGTAATTTACCACCTCGTCCTCTCTGGGCTCCTGCATTTAAGGCTGCTGGTGGAAAAGCTGCCTTACAAAAGGAAATACGTAATGAAGTTAGAAAAGAAATAAGGAGGATTATATAATGGCAGTAGATTTTGAAATATCTTCACTATCAGGAACTGGTACTGCAACTATTAGGGTAAAGCCTAAGGCAGTAAACGAAGACATGAATAATATAAAAGAGCAGGTTCTCAAGGTAGTAGTTCAGGGTGTAGAAAGGGAAGTAACTCTGATACAAAAGGCTGCTCCTAAAATAGTAGAGACCTGGAGAACTTATTTTAGTATCACTCCGGAAACTACTTCCCATACTTTCGATGGTACTAAAAGGGGTGAGACTCTAGAAATAGGGGTATATAGTTACCAACAGAAGTTTATAAATAATGAGCCTCAAGATGAATACCGTGCTGTAGATTGGAAAGTTGAAAGCTCCTCAGATTGGTTAGAGGTAACCCAAGAAATTGGAGAAGCTAATGCCGCAGGTAAGCTTACTATCAAAACTAAATCTACTAATCAAGAACATAACCCCAGTAACTATGACCCCTTGGAAAGAACTGCTATAGTTAAGATTATCTCACAGCAAGAACCTAACACTGAGATAGTTTTAAATATAACTCAATCTCCAGGTACTAGAACTACTAAGTATGGCTTTGAACCAACCCCGAATATACCATTCCCAAATCTTGGTCAAAATACTAGTACTGCTCAGATTAGTAATGTAAAGGGTTATCAGTACTACCTTATCAACGGTATTCAAGTTGCTAAATTTATAAAACAATTTAAGATAACCAATATAAGTAAGACAATAGAGGGTCAATTCCCTGGAGGTATTGGTTCAGAACCAATACCCTTTAAAGTATGGCTTACCGATTATCCTTCAAATATTGCTACTCAATGGGTTAGTGAATTAAATTGTGTTGGTCATTTACAAACCATAATGAGTGGTTTTGGAGGTATTCAGGTAACTTATAATGGGTATATTAATGACAATGGCAATCAAAGTGTTCAATTAAATATTAGATTAGGACTTTAATGGTAAACTCAGAAGAAATAGTAGAAAGAACTTTTTATATCTCTCTACTTAGTACAATGTTGGAAATGGGTCTTACCCTAAACCCAGAAGACTTCTTACCTTTGTCTCAAGAAAACGAAAAAAGATTTCAAGAGGCAATCAAAGGTATGAAGAAGTTTATACCACTTTTTGGTATAGGGAATAATCAAGTAAAAGGCCCAAAGACTCTCCCAAGAATAACCATAGAACTACAGGGTTATTATGCTGGAGATATTGGTGTGAATAAATACATCATTGGTGATAAACTTGAGGATGGTAATTACCAAGCTTCAGAGTTTCCTTATGAAACTAAGGATATTACCATAGATGTACATCTGGTTTCTCAAACACAAGCAGATATGAGATTGCTACATACAATCTTATATACTGGCTTACCTGCTAGAGGATACGTGAGACCATACTTCAATGATTTAGAGGAATGGGAAAAGGGCAGGCTTGCTCCCACCGGAAACCTATTCATTGAGATTGGTAATTATTATGACCATCCAGATGTAGAGCATGGTATACTTGAGAAGGTATACACCTATGTATGTAAGGACGGTATTCTTCCAGAAAAAGCTTTGGGAGAAGGTACTCTTACACCTATCAAGGATATATCGGTTCTTATTGGATTGTTAGAACAAAACGAAAATGAGATGCTAGAGTTAAAAGTACCTAAGGTATAGGTACAATACTCTAGGGTATAAATTAAACGAGTAATTAACTTTAATCACAATAGAATTATGCCAACTTCACCTCATGTTGATTTTAAGTTTAAGAACAACAATGTTCTTCAAACTACTCCCATGTTAGGAGTTTCTTGTGTATTGGCTAGAACTACTAAAGGTCCATACGATGACCCTTCAGAAATCATCTCTACATTCTCTCAGTTCCAAAGAATCTATGGTTCTGAAATTGTACCCGATGGTTCTGTATCAAATATCGAAAAGGCTTTGCAAGGTGGTTCTAAGCTTCGTGTTATTCGAGTACTTGGCAAAGGAGCTACTCAAGGTACAGTAACTGCTTCTCCGGCTGCGGCAAGAAAAGCTAAAGATTCAGAAGATGAAATCTCAGTTGCTTCTGCTGTAACTGACCCAGCTAAACCCTCTGCTTTGATTACTTTAAAATCTGGTAGTACTACTTATAGTTTTGGATTAGTAACCAAGGGATATGGAGATCCAATTGGTAGTGCAAATACTTTCCAGGTTGGTTTTTATAAGCAAGCTAATACCTTGTATTATAAAATATATTCAGCTAATGGGCAAGTACTTGAACAGGGACCAGTAATAACCTACAAAACTGCCGATGATAACAATAACACTTCGGTAGATTACCTTGCTCTTAGTGCATTTGCTAAGAACTCGGAATATATTAAGCCGGTAATTACTGCAGGTTCCTCTTTTGAAAACCTAATTAAGTGGCTTACCGATGATATTGATGGTACTAAGAATGCTATCACTATTACCGTGGGAGATGCTGCACCTTCCGAAACAGAGAAACTGTTTAATGGTACTATCGGTAGTGCAGGTTCCACCCCAACTGCCGAAGAATGGATTGCTTCACTGGACTTGGTAAAAGACTACACAGACTTCTACCAATTGTTTATTTCACATATCTCTCAACACTTGGAACAGGATTCAGAGGTACTCAAAGTATACAAGGCTGCTGCCGATATGGCAAAAGAACTGATGGAATGGGTACTGTATATCGAAGTTCCCAAACACTTAACCCATTATACTCAAGGTACTCAGGCAAGAGATTACAAAGCTCAGGTTACTTGGGTACAGACTTGCCTTGGTACTGTAGGTAACTCTAAGTACATTGCCTACTTTGGTGGTGGACTTAAGTACTACAACGAAAACGGTAATCTTCAGGATTCCGATGTAGTGGGTACTATTGTTGGTTTGGGAGATGCCTCGGCTACTCAATATGGTCCTTGGAAATCCTTTGCTGGTATGAACCGAGGGGTTATTGGAGATGCAGTTGGTCCAGTATGCCCCAACTATGGTTCTCCTTCTCGATATAACGAACTGAACACTCTTGCTCAGAATTATATCAATGAGATGGTAATCAAAGATACTCCAGATTCAGGTAAGCAAACCATGCTATGGCATTGCTTCTCTTCTCAAGTGAAACAGGATTCTGAAAGATTCCTTTCAATCGTAAGACTGAACCTTTACCTGAAGAAGTTCCTTCGCCCGGTACTCAACAAATATATCGAAGAACCAAACGTTTGGAGTACTTGGAAGAGAATCTGGTTGGAGGTTAAACCTACACTGGATTCATTGGTAGATGAAGATGCTATGACCGAGTATACCTGGATGGGTGACCAAGATGCAACTTCTTGGGATGACCTTTCAATTAATACCGAGGCAGATGCCCGTCAAGGTAAGTACCGTGCTATTCTTAAGTATAAGGATGTAGTTCCTATGCAAGAAGTAACTATGGAGATTGTAATTGATGCGGCATCCAAATCTGTATCAATCGTAGAAACAAGTAATAACCTATAAACATATAACGATGGGAGCAAAAGTAAAAAACCCACGGAAGAAATTCTTGTGGAGCATCATGTTCCCCAAACACCCTATCAATACTTATCTGTTTCAAAGTTGTACTTTGCCGGATATTGAGATTGACCAGGTTGCTCATGGGGACGTCAATAGAGACGTTAAAACTGCAGGTAGGGTTACTATAGGTAATCTTATCGTAGAGAAACTTATGACTACTGCAGGTTCCGATACATGGCTTCATGATTGGCTATACTCTTGCCAGGACCACATAGTTGGTGGTGGTTTAGTACCAAGCCAATATTGGGAAACGGCAATTGTAAACGAACTTGCCGAAGATGGAGTCTCAGTTCTTAATACCCATGTCTTCGAAGAGGTATGGCCATGTAAGATTACCGGCTTAGACTTGGACAGAATGGCTTCAGAGAATACCATTGAGTCCATAGAGTTCTCAGTTGGTACTGCAGATAAATACTAATTCCTTAGTCTATTTTCACTAAGATTCGGTGGAGGGGTGGGATTCCTGTGATAGGAGCTCACCCCTTTCTTGTTGTTACAAGGAGTACTATGAACATATGTAAACATTAAAAATAACAGTTATGGAATTTAGAACATTTAGATTTACCGGACCCTCTGGTTACGAATATGAAATCAGAGAACAGAATGGTGCTGATGAGGATATCCTCAGTAACCTTTCAGACATGAAGACTTTGATGAACCTTACCAAGTTCATTGCAGCAATTGTAATTAGAACTACGGCTACACCCAATGGGAAATTAACCATAGATGATGCCCTTAACTTACCGGTCAATGACCGCTATGCTATTATCTTTAATTCTCGTATCTTCTCTTTGGGGGATGAGGTAGAATTTGAATATGATTGGGGCAAAGAGAATGGAGGTAAAGTTACTTATGGCCAAGACCTTCATGAGTTCCTTTTCGATTACGGTACTGCTCCAACTGAGGATGATTTGAATCAAAAGCCCGATGCTATCCCTTACTATCCAGAAGGGGTTAGATTGATAAACCATGAATATGTTCTCTCCTCTGGCAAGAAGATTAAATTCGATTGTATGACGGGTAAGGGGGAACAAGATTTCATGAAGTTGCCATTGGATAAGCAAACTAAGAATGCTCCTCTTCTTTGTCGGAATCTTTACTTAGAGGTTGATGGTAGTTGGGAAAAGGTAGAAAACTTTACCCCGTTTACTGCAAAGGATATGGCTGAGATGAGAAAGTATATCTTATCTATGGACCCAATTTTCAAAGGCGAGTCTCACATCACTAATCCAACCACTGGAGAGGAAAGAACTTATCCTATAGTTTGGGCACCGAATTTTTTCTACCTGACGGAAGAGTAATGTTAGAGAGTGATTTTGTTTATATCACCAGAGCCGAGATAGCCTTAGACTATTTCGGCTTTTTACGTCTTCCGTACCGAATTAGGAAAATATTCAAGGAAATGGCCGAGCAATATTATAAACAATTAAAGAAAAGAAAATAAATTATGAATACCAGTAGGAGTATAGTAGAGGTCGGTGTTGCCATGGTTTTAAAAGACCGATTCTCTCAAGAAGCTGGCAAGATATCTGGGTCATTCAGAACAATGATGAATGATATGAATACCTGGAATAGGGGTATACAGATGTCAGCTTCTAATACAATGGACTTCGGAATGCAGCTCGTAGGGGGAATGGCAAGGGCCTATAAATACTCTGCGGGTGTTCAGAATGAAGTTTGGACTGCTTCGAAAATTGCTGGTGCTACCATTGCAGAACAAAGAGAGATGTTACAATTGGCAAAGGATGTCAATGAGATAACTCCTCTTACGGCTTCGGATGTTGCATCAGGACAAAGATACCTGGCTATGGCGGGTAATAAATTCGATGCTATTAAAGAGATGATTGGGCCAGCATCTAAGCTGGCTTCAATCTTTACAATGCCAGTGGGACAGAAAGGTGGTGTAGCTGACTTGATGACTAATATCATGTCAATGTACCAAATCCCAATGGGGGAAGCCGCTAGAGTAACCGATGACTTATATACTGCAGTTACTAATGCAAATATATCTTTGACAGACTTAGCCCAGTCCATATCTTATGCAGGAGCAGATATGGCAACTGCTGGAGTAGATCTTCGGCAAACGGCTGCTGCTATTGGTGTATTGGGTGATATGGGTATACAGGGTTCTATGGCAGGTACCTCACTGGCCAATATGATTCGTTACTTACAACTCTCTCTTGTTAACCAAAAAAAGAAAGGCTATAACGCTTTAGCAGACCTGGGCTTAAGTCCAGATGAATTCTTCGATGCTCAGGGTAATCTTATAGACCTTTATACTATCTATCAGAAGTTTGCTAAGGCTGCAGTAGATTTACCTTCACGAATTGAAACACCAACTTTCTTCAATATCTTTGGAGTTCGTGGTAATCGTGGTATGCTCCCCGTACTTAGGGATATTGCTTCTGGTAGAGATAAGATGGGTAAGATACTTGCTACTTATGACCAAAACATTGGGGCAGTAAATCGACTCAATGAAGAACGTCTTAAAACTGATGCAGGTGTAATTGACCAATTCGAATCAAGTATAGAGAACTTAACAGTTACCGCAGGTGCAGCTTTGGGTAGAATCTTTACCCCAGTACTAAATGTGGGTAACTCTATAATCAAAGTAATTAATTCTATCTCAGAAACTTGGGTTGGAGGTTTTGGTCTTAGGGTAGGAGCTACTGCAGTAGTAGTAGGTACTATTGTTGCAGGATTTAATACTGTAAGAGGTATTATTAGGTCTGTTGGGTATTTACAGACTATTGCTACTGCTTCTACTGAAGGTATGTCTGCTGCAGCAATAAAAACTAATACTCAGTTTGCCATTATGGAAGCACACATGGTAAGGATGGTTAACCTTATGAGAACCATGGTTCAACTCCAAATGATGTCAAGCGGTATTGGTATGAATTCTGCTGGTAGATTTTATAACACTAAAACCGGAAGATATGTTAAGACACCAAATCCTGGAGTACCATTAGCAACTACTATGGCGGGTAATTTAGCTGGAGGGGCTTTAGCTGGTGCAGGAGCTCAAGTAGGTAGTCAAGTAGTTAAGCAAGGTGCTATAAAAGGTTTAACATCTATAGGTGGTAGACTTATGGGATTACTCGGTGGACCTTGGGGATTAGCAATTACTGTAGGTCTTCCTTTATTAATCGAGGGTATTAGTTACCTTAGTAATTCAGTAGATAGGAATACTGAAGCTCAGAATAAAGAGAAAGAAGACCCAACTACCATTAGAGCCCAGAATGAAGAGAAATTTATTAACGCTGTTAGATTAGCTATCAAGGAAGGCATGAGAGATTCTCGTATCAATATCTCGGTAGATGGTCAAGCAGTTGGTGATTATGCTCCAGGTTCTCAACAAGATTTTACTGGAGCTGCATTTGTAATGGGAATATAAAACTAAAACACTATGGCTAGAGTATTAAATAAAGCAGCAGGTAAGGTTGTTGAAAAATACAACAACCTTACAAGAGATACGGCAGGTGTTCTTACTGGTCCCTTAAATAAGCTATGGAGAGCTCGGATATTACTTAACCGAGTTACTTCACCTCTCCCGAAAGATGATGCTCCAAAGGGTAAACTCTATACTCCAAATGGGGTAATGGGAGAAGCTCAGATATCCTCTAAGAACCCAGTTATAAATAAACAGCTCCAAGCTAAATGGAGAATGGAATTACAATTTCCGAGATTAGAAGAAGGTGAAGGAGTAGACCCAGCAAAAGGGAATAAGAATACCACTAATTACAGAAACTTTGAGGCTAAAGCAGATGTTATATATCAGAATGAGGTAAGGATATATAACATGACTGTTAACCCTACTCAATATATTACCCTACAGAATAGACCTCCAGAATTGGACTTTAGGGGAGAAACTACATGGGCAACCATTAAATCAATGGGCCGCAATGTACCAATGTATCACTTTACTGGTGCTGAAGACATCATTCAATTCAATGTATCTTGGTACTGTAATGACCCAGAAAATCCTGAAGAGGTAATCAATAAATGTAGGTTATTAGAAGCATGGTCTAAATCTAATGGTTACCAGGCTGCTCCTCCGATTGTTAAGATTGAGTGGGGGGATTCCGGTATATTTGATAATCACAACTACATTCTTACTTCAGCAACTTATACTCTGAAGAACTTCCAGAATGGTTATAGAGTAAGGGTACCAGGAAAGCCAGCTACTTTTGGTAATGGTAGGTTATTGCCTGCAGCAGCAACTCAAGAATTAATTTTCAAGAGAGTAAGTGCATATAACTTATCCTATGGAGATTTTATAAATTCTGATTCACTTAAAAAGACGGGGGGTATTAAATATGATTGATGTTAACCAATATCTAAAGGGGGCTAGCCCATATAATAATGCCTATGCTCTGAAGTATAACGATGGGGATTATTCCTTAGAAGCTAAACCTCCAGTAGTACCGGAATCCTCTAACGATATTCAACATACCGTTAAAGATGGGGAAACCTTGCAGAACATTGCTTTCAGGTACTATGGTGATTCTGGTAAGTGGTACATTATAGCTGAAGCTAATAAGATACTGAATCCTTTTAAGGAATTAGAAATGGGAACTCTAATAAGAATACCGACTTATGGCAGCTAAACAGAAACATATATTATATAATGGAATGGGTCAACCTTATTTGGCCCTTTTCAATTTTGGAGGTATGCCTATAATGAATCCCATTACAGGTATACCCCTTGGAGCGTATATAAGTACCTGGAGTTATAGATATGATGAAGAAAAAGAAAACTTGGCTACCATTACTTTCGATACGGGTAATCCTGATACTGTAGATATTGCCGAGATTCAAGAGAACCAAAACATTTGTCTTCAATGGGGATATATATACCCTGATGGCCAATTTATATCTGGGCCCATAAAAATAATTAAGGTAAGAGAGTTCGAAGCCGTATTCGATTCTACAGGTACTCATGTAACTATTAAGTGCATTGATTCTTCAGGGGATTTAAGATATCAGCCTGCTTATGTTCATTCGGACATGGAAGGTTATAAATTATCTACCTATTTAGACAATGGTTGTGGGAATGCTACTGGTGTAATCATAGAAATATTTCAGTAATGGAACAACAGATAATAAGTAATAAAGTATACGAGTCACTACAAGTACCTACAGAGAATACCCGTACTACTACTGGTAAAGTACTCTATGCTAACAAATACAGTGGGATAGCTGAAGTAGCTATGCCAGAAGATTTGAAAGCTTTGATTGATAGTGACTTTGGCTTGGTGGGTAAGAACGTCTTAGTTCAATTAGAACAGAAGATGAAAGGGTACACTAATGGGCCTTGGTATGTAGATTCAAGGGATGGTGTTATCTATATACATAATCGGAAATTCCATGAAGAACCGGTATGTACTTATACATATCAAGGAGAGAATGGGGAAGTACTTAGAGTATCTTTTGCTACTCAGAAAATAACTAAAAGAGTTAAAGCAGTATTAGCTCCATCTCTAGACCCAGATAGTAAAGATTTATCGGTATTATCAACTAATATAAATGAGCCAGAGGATAAACCTCCATTAGCTTTAAGACCTCCTGTGGCTCAGGTAGATAACCTTATGGTGTCTAATATTACTGGCAATGGGTTTGAAGATTATAGAAGTCATCCTACTACTCCTACAGAGGTAATGGATGCTTGGGACACTCAGCTTCAGTATAACATGGAAAAAACTGCAGAATATAAAAAGAGAGTAGAAGAATATGAAGCAGTGGGTCCAGTAGGTGCTTATGAAGCAGGTAAGCAAAGAAAATTCGATGAAATGTCTACCGAAGAAGTACGAGCTACCATTAATCAAGCAGCTAATGAGTTACCTGACGATAAGAAGAATGCCCTTAAACAAGTGCTAAGAAATTCTAAGAATGGTAAAGAATTAGAAGCTAATCTTAAGAAGCTATTAGAATGCGAAATGTATCTTTTCGAAGATGAAGATGGTATGGAATTTATGGTAGAAGAGTATGTAGACCCCTTAGATTATGACCCAGAGGGTTATACCTCTAAACAAGCAGGAGCGGGTATAGCTTCTGGTATCAATTTTCAAGCTGGAATATTACCTGCTTCAGAGAGAGGTTTCGAAGCTTTAAAGAAAGACCCATATACTGAAGTATTATCCGATATGGAAGTTGATACTACTAAGGGTTATGGCCAAGGTCAATATGGTAAGAGGGTTAAGGTAAGACATATGAAAAGGGTAAATCTCAAGGTACCTCTTTATAAACTTTACCATAATTTATTTAGTAGATACGGTGGTGCCGATAAGTATGCTTGGGCAGCTAATGCTAATGCCAATGGGGGTTTAAAGCAAACTGAGAAAAGGTTAGTATGTCAACTTCAGGTAGTAGGTAGACCTATGCTAGCAACTTCTCAAATAATCCGTATAGATAACGTAGGAAAACGTTGGTCAGGGCTTTGGTATATAAAACAATGTACTCATTCTATGGACGCTGGTCAAGGGTATATAACTAATATGGAATTAGTAAAGAACAATTCCAAGTCTGGCTCTGTAACTTCTAAAACTGATTTATCTACTCAAAACATTGTAGCTAATGATGCTAAAGCTAATGCTAAAACTAAAAAGGGGCAAGATAAAAAAGCCCTAAGTACTTCTCAGAATCTTAATCTTAACTTTACTTATAATGAGAAGGTATATTACAATGAGCATTTCTTGAATGATAAGGGAGACATAATTGATATCAAGGGTCAAGCTGAGTTCATTAGAAAGAAAGCTTATTATACGGAAGTAAATGCCGATAATCCCCAAGCCTTGGCAGAGGGTATAGTGTTATCTACAGGTAATACAGTTACCTCTAAGGGTAAGTTAATTCCTGGTAAGATATCAGTTAAACAAATCCAAGTGCCTGAAGATTATGGGGTTAAGTTTAATTATATGGCCATAGCTAATCGAGTATATCGAGACATAGCTAAAAGGCATAAGCGAATTGCAAGTCAAATCTATGTAGAAAAATAAGGGTATGAGTTACGAAACAGCAAAGATAATAACCGACGAAGGCTTAGAGGGTCTTGGTCGGTATTACTCTGTTTATCGTGGCATTGTTATTGATAATAACGATGTAGAGAAACATATGAACAGGGTAAAGGTATGTGTTCCAGAGGTAATGGGGGGAGTATTTGCTTGGGCATATCCTAAAGGACAACATGGTTCAATTAGTTCTGGTTTCAAATTCTTAGCCCCTAAAGTGGGAGATACGGTATTTGTTACTTTTGAATTTGGAGACCCAACTAAACCACTCTGGGAATACCATGGTTGGGGAATGAGCCAAATCCCCCAACCCTTGGATGGCCCCAATAAAATGGGGATAGTTACTCCTGAAGGAAACCTAATAGTCATAGATGATGATAACGGAGAACTCAATTTACATTTCAATGGACCTGTAAATGTTCGTTCAGAGAAAGAAATAGTAATAAATGCCGATGGAGATATAAACATATCTTCTGGTGATTCCGTGATACTTAATACTGGAGAAAATGGTGGAGTAATCAATATTTTTCAATTAACCGAAAAATTAAACCAAACCATTAAAGAACTAGAACAACTTCGTAGTATGTTCAATTCTCATGTACACTCAGGTGTAACTACTGGACCAGGTTCTTCGGGTCCAACTTTAACTCAAGTAATTAAACCTTTCTCACAATTCGTTGTAGACGATTATGAGGATAAAACCTGCATACACTAATGGAAAAGAATTACTTTACAGACTTAGTTGGTATAGGTGTAACTTACCCTATCCAACTTACAACTAATGAAAAGGGTGAAAGAGGTTGGTACCCAGTAAATGGGGATTTTAAACTTATCAGAGATAATATAAGTTCGATATTATATTACATGATAGGCCAGAGATTTCGACAGGAAAACTTTGGTAGTAAACTATGGCAATGTATTGAGGAACCAAACTCACAAGCCCTAAGTTTTATAATTAAAGAGTTTTTAAAACAAGCCATAGGTGCTTGGGAACAAAGGATAACCTTCCAAAATATCACAGTTACTAGAGTTGATGCAAAAATACACATAGAAGTAACATATATAGTAAATGGAACAAATTCTAGTCAGTACCTCGATATCACCTATGACCGGTCGGATAATTCATTAAATACACAATAATATGGGAATCACAAATAAATGGCTTAACCCATACCAGAGGTCTTATCAACAGATTAAGGCCAAGCTGGTTGAATCCCTTATGGGACTCAAAGACCCTCAAGGTCAGAAACTCATAACGGATTATTCGGAGGGGAACATCTTAATTATCATCCTCTCATTATTTGCGGCAATTGCCGAAGTACTTCACTACTATGTAGATAACATGGCAAGGGAAACTTTCCTATCTACGGCAAGAAGGTATGATTCGGTAGTTAAACATGGGGCTTTGGTAGATTATCATGCTCGAGCAGCAATTGCTGCTACAGTAGATGTAATCTTATCCAGAAGTATTACTGGTAATTCTATCGGAGCTAAATTAACTATACCTCAAGGTACTCTGTTTACAGATTCTAGTGGTAATTCCTGGTTATCTGCTAGAGACGTAACTTGGTATTCAAATGTAACTACTTGTAAAGTACCAATTATACAACATGAGAAGTATACTGCAAGCGCTCTCAGTAATATGGTAATACCCACTGGAGATAGAGTTATAATTCATCTGGGTACTCTACCCAATGGTAAGTATTACGAACAAGGCTCTATGTCATTACAGATAGGTGGGGAAACATGGGTATTAGTAGATACCTTTGCAAAGTCTAAACCTACCGATAAACATTTCATGGTTTCAGTAGATGAATCTCTAAGCCCCTATATAATGTTTGGAGATGGCACCTTTGGTAAGAAACCCGCTGCAGGTGCAAAGATAACCAATGTAGTATTCTATTTAACTAATGGTACTCAGGGTAATGTAAAGAGTAATACTATTACTTCTGTACCTTCAGTAATCTCTTCTTCAATTACTGATGCTACCGTAAGTAATGCTTACGATGCCGGAGGTGGTTCAAACTATGAAAACTTTACAATGCTCAAAGAACATATACCTTTGAGTGTAAAGACTTTGGGAGTAGCAATTACCAAAGAGGATTTCGAAAGTTTGGCCATGTTGGTTGATGGGGTAAACAAAGCTAAAGCCGATTATGAATGCGGTAGAAAGCTTACAGTATATATTAGCCCCGATGGTGGAGCTGTTGCTTCTTCTGAATTAATCAATAGGGTATACAATCTATTATCTCAAAGAGCTCCTATGACCACATGGTTGAAGGTTAAATCTGCAGGCAAGGTTCAGATTATTCTAGAGATGGGAGTTACTGGTAAGAAGTCTTATAAGACTCCCGAGATACAAACTCAAATTCTTACAGCATTATACAATGCCTATTCTCCAGAGCAAGCTCAGATAGGTGGAAGCGTAAGGGTATCAGATATATATGCCCTAATAGATAACTTATCAACAGTAGATTACCTTCACCTTACCAAGTTTTATATTAAACCATGGCCTACTACCATCTATGGTAATAAAGAATTAAACCTGGGCCAGTTTAAATTAAACAAGGCAAAGGGTTCTATGACCTACTACATAACCTTCAATTCCTCAACTACCTTTACAGTACGTTCGGTATCAAATGGTTATGTAACTACTGGCTCAGTTGGTAGCTCTATCCAGATTATCGATAAAGCTAATGGTTTTGATTTCTCTTTGGACATTCAGAACAACAGCTATCAATCGGGCTATCGGTATTCTATTACGGTATCAGAACCTAACCATGATTATGAAGACCCCGGTTTTAACTTACCAGTATTCGAAAATGCTTCACAATTGACTTTAACCGTAAAAGAAATTGTATAATGATAAACCTCAAAAATCTAATCGACTTTTTGCCATTCGAGTATAAAGCTCAAGATACCTATAAGGTAAATGGCAAAGGCATCTTAGAGAGGTTTCTAGAAATTTGTGGAGAGCATTTTGAAGATTACATTACAAAGGATATTGAGAATATCTTGGACATTATCGATATAGATAAGGCTCCGGATATGTACCTCAATTTCCTTTGGCAATTCCTCGGAGAAATGCCCTTTGCTTATGGGAACACTATAGATGCACAGAAATGGGCAGAGTACTTTAATGGGTTCTACTCCGATGATAAACTCCAAGAGTTATCTAAGCTTTGGATAATACCAAAGGAGGGACCCTTTACTTTAACCAGTACTCAAGTAAGAAACATCCTGAAGTATTCGATATCTCTTTTTAAAATAAGAGGTACCTCTGAGTTCTTCGAAATAATGATGAGGCTGTATGGGTTAACCTGCGTAGTAACTGACCCTGCAAAGGCTGATAGTTATGATGGTTGGGTAAAAGGTAATCCGCACTTTGACCAGTATTACCATTATGACGATAAGTATACCTATGATAATACTTTCGATTGTTCTCAATGTATACCAGTAACCTTTAGACTTACCGGTCATGGATATACTTCGAACTCGGCAGCTTTCAGAAAATTTAGAGAAGCCGTAGAGGCTTTCTTTAAAAGATTCATACCCTATCATGTATCTTTCGATATTCAATATGGGTTTACCGTAAATGATGGGTATACAATTAAAGCTGAGTTAGTAAATCCGGACCAACCCAATCTTATTACTTCAGAGGTATATGAAGTACCGGTAAAGGTAACTGTAACTTCAGATTGGATAAATGCCGACCTAAGATATCAGATATCCAGTGATAATATAAATTGGGGTTACACTAAACACGAAAGTGGTTCCATTTTTAATATACCCAGAGCAGGTACTTATTATTTTAGAAGTGTGGGAGACCCTACTAAGGTAACTCAAATCACGGTTAATCAAGAATCTTATAATCGAGTATATTCTATTACTTGTGACCCTATTACTGGAAAGATAACTCCTACTAACCTAAAAGTAAGTACAGTAGTAAGGGCAAACGTATCCTATAAGGGTACCGTGAAAACCTGTAATGTACGATTATCCGGTACTGATATAGTGAAAGTCTCTGGCTCAACTTGGGAATTTTCAGAGCCTGGTACCTACATCTTTGAGATTGTAGAGTTCCCAGTAAAGCAAACTTCCTTTGTTGTAACTCGAGAAGAGATTACATATAAGGTAAGATGTACACCTTCTGAATTTAGAGTTGGGGATAAGCAAAGTATCAAGGATGCTACTACCACTCTTACCATCGAATCGAATTACCCAGAATCATTTACTGGTGAACTATATTGTAGGCTAATTGGTGATACTAAGTTGTTTAAGAACGGTGATAAGTTTACTGCTAATAGTTATGGTACTTATAAGTTTAAATGTACACTGGATAAAAGGGAAACCGATGAAGGTGTGGGTATATTCGAAGTAGTATCTGGTAAGACTGCAGTATATAGAATTACGGTTAGCCCACCAACAGTTACATTATTCAATGGCTCTGCAAAAGCTACAGTAAAGATACAACGTATTTCTGGTAATGGGGATGATTATAGAGTAAGGGTAATTGAAACTGGGGAAACCTTTAATGCTCAGAATGGTTATGTATATACTGCAAATAGGGCAGGGACTTATACCTTCCAGTCTGTAGCTTACCCTACTGCTAAGACTACTTTGGTAGTTAATAATTCTCCAGTAGTATATCAGAATAAATTAAAGATAGTACCTTCGGATGCTACAGACAGTCATTGGAAAGAACCCAACTGGGCATTACCAGAAGACCAGATAGATGATATTTATGCAGTATACCAATTACTGGATGAGAAGTCTGCTTGTAAGTTCCATCTTGAGGAAATGAAAAATGGGGTCAATGTAAGTGGTACTGCTACCTGTGATGAGAACGGGGAAACCTATAACCTTGATGAGGAAATTGTTCTTACCAAAGCTGGGACTTATACCTTTGTGGCAGATGATGGTTCTTCATTAAGAAGTCAAGTAATACTGGAAGATTATCCTACAATCATCGAGATTTCTTGTACTCCTACTTATGCAGAACTAAAGGGGAATGTTAAACAAGTATCTACTTTAATCAAGTGTACTTCTAATAAACCTGATTTCGATAGTCGAATAAGGGAAGTTGGTAAAGTAACTACTTATGACGCAGGTGGTGCTGGTTATGAATTTGTAACTGCACAAGCTGGAGAGTATATATTCGAATCAGTGGCAGATACTTCTAAGAGAACTAAGTTCACCGTAGTAGATGCAGACCTTTTAAGTGTTAGTCCTCAAAAGTTAGAATGGGAACATGATGACCTCTCAGAGAAAACATTTACCATTACAACTTACAGTAATCAATCTTGGCAAATAGTAGAACAATGATAAAGATAAATTCAACAATCGATAGAATAACAGAGACCACAACTCAGTCTTTATTCAAGGCATTCACTGTGGGTATATTGGGAGAGTGTACACAAATCTTGTATGATTTGAGATGGATGATAATCCTTGCAATAATTCTAATCCTATCAGACTTATGGTTTGGGTTATCTGCAAGTAGGTTACAGAAAATCGAAATTCGAAAATCTAGAGCTGGAAGAAGAACTCTAAACAAAATAGTAGATTATATCTGTTATGTTCTACTTGGTGCTGTACTTGGTAAAGCTATTGGGGAACCCTATGGGATGAACCCAATAGTGGTATCAATAACGGTTATGGTAATATGCTACTGTTTCGAAGTAGATAGTATATATGGACACATCTGTGAAATACATGGTATTAAGAAACGGTACAGTATATGGAGAATACTCTTTAAATTGTTAACCCTCAAGTTCAAGGATGTAGGTGAAGCATTTAAAGATATGTCAGAACAGAAAAATCAATTTAAAAATACTAAGAACAATGAAGACGTACTTTAAGTATGAAGGTATTATTAAATCAAAGGAAGCAGCAGAGGCAATTGCTGCTCCTTCTGGTTTAGGACCATTCTGTGGATTTGGCTCAGCTACCATAAATGGTAACAAGTTAGTGGTATCTCCTCAGGGAGTTGCTGGAAGTAAGTATGCCAATGTAATCAAGGATAGGATTATGGCAAGGTATATGGCAAAGGCTTCAGAAGATGGAGAATTGCCAGATGTAAACTTTGGGTGTATTTCAAGGGATGGGTATGTATTTATATCTGATGAACAAACTATTACCATTGAGAACATCCAAGGTACCCAAGGTTCAACGGAAGAGGTATTACTCTTTGCAGTACACACTACTATCTCCGAACCTGTAGATAACCCAGTAGACTTTGTAGCTTATTGGAATGAATCCTCCGAAAGCTTCTACACCTTGTTTAAAAAGTCTCTGGATATTTATTATCCGATTGCCGAAGAGAATCGTACACCGGATATCATTAATAATGATGTATATTCTAATTACGATATGACCTATAGCAATCTCCTAGAGATGGTAGAGAGTGCTTGCCCTTATTACTCTAATAATAAAACTTCCGTTGTTCTTATCGGAGTATATGGTAAGGGTACTGATGCAATGACCAAACGAAATGAGAACTTTGCTATTGTACCCTATCAGGGTAAGTTCCAAGAAATCCCTTATACTACTGCTGCCCAGAGTATGATGAAAGAATCAGTGAAAAGAGTAGAACATATAAATTCAGGCTTTCCAGTAGTAGATGAATCGGGTACTAAGTTAAATATCAAGCAATACATTGATAGTCAAATTGAGGCTATCAGAAAAGAATTCTCTGAATCTCTGAGTACTGCTAACTTACCAATCGGTTCTATTATTCTTTGGGAAACCGATGTAATACCCGATGGTTGGGCAGAATATACTAAGGCAGCTGGTAGAATAGTTATTGGTTACCAAGCTGGAGGTGTTCAAATTGGGGATGAAGTAATGTTACAGAATGTTGGAGATTACTATACACCAACTAAGGGTAATTTCTTAATCTCTATTAAAGGTGATGACCTTCCTAAGCATAGGCATGCTCTTGGTGTATCTAAAGGTAAACAAGATGATGCCAATAAATGGGAGAACGTTCGTCCTCAATCTTTCTTTAATAGGGAGACAGGATTGAATGGAGATTTCGGTAGAGGAACTCCTACCAAGGGTATTCAAGATGGTGCTATCGTAGTAAGCTGGAACCTATTAGGGGAATCTTTCTTACAAGAAACTTCGGTAGAAACTTTGGATATTGAAAAATTGCCACCGACTATTACATTACGATATATCCAAAAGATATCATCATAAAGTTGTTATTAGTTATTTAGTAGTATTAAAACTCATGTGTACTATTTGTATTGTTTAAGAGTAAACATTCGTTTACAATCTGTGTTTTGCGTAGTAAAAATTAATTGGGAGAGGGACGTTGGGAAACGCCCCTTTTCTTTTGTGTTAATACTTAAGTTCTTCTTTAGCTCGGTCTTCCCAATATTGTATATCTTGTCTAAGTTCTGATATATATCTCATAGATTCATTAGTCTTAGGCATTTCGAAAAATTCGATAAGCATTATATTAGTTATTCGAGTACTATTTTCAAGCCTTTCCTTGATAAAAGGGGGAGGAGTAATTAATACCTCAAACAAAAGATAGGCATCTGGAGAAAGCTTATCCTTCATATAAGTATACATCATATCAAGCATTTCTGATTTAGCTTTCTCTTCTTCGGTATCATCCTCTAATTCTTTGTCATTGTCGAATAAGTCATCAAGTTTAAAGAGGCTTTGATTATACTCTGCTTGTTCTCCGTATGCAGAACGAAGCAATTTGTTTTTGAATGTACTAAGTGATGCAAGGATTCTTGCTTTAAGATGTTCTTCAGTACATTCACCATAGTATTTGTTGAAAACAAATAACATCTTATCCCAGAAATAAGATTGGATAATATCCGGTGTAAGATTAAACCGTTTATAATCAATCTGACGGGTAAGATTTCTGATTACTGGCTTACAGACTTTATAAAGTCGGTTGAATGTAGCTTCATCATATTCCTGCATAGGTTTTAATCTATGAAGCTCTGAGCCATTATTTCCTTTACTTTTTCCCATGTTTTTAAATATTCGTTATGCAAATATAAGTATTTTTTCTTATATAAAATAATAATATTAAATAATCTGGAGCTTAAGGTAGTGGATTAGTAGTTTCTAGATAGATGTCAACATACTTAGAACTATCTCGGTACTATCAAAATCTATTAGTTTATATAATATTGCAATATAGATATGAAGAAATTTAAAGACAACATCAAGTTCAGTTTTTCTCCTGAGTTTCAGTTCGAGATACTCAGGTTTGTTTTAAAAGATAAGGAAGGAGGATTAGTACTCAAAAGGATTAAATCCAATTACCTGGTTCTCATAGAACACTCCCTTATCTTCGAGGGTATATCAAAATATTTTAAGAAGCAAGGCAGAATGCCCTCTGAGAATATTCTAAAGGAAGTATTAAAAGAGTTACTAGAATCTAAAACCTATGTGGATTTGGTAACTAAAGATGATATACCCAATATCAATAAACTAATAAGTAATCTCTATCATATACCCCTATCGGATTCTGATTATATAAAAGAAAAGATATATCAGTTCTCTACTTATGTTGAGATGAAGAACTTAAATGATTCCTTCGATTTGGATAACTTCGAACAATACGAAGAGTATTCGAGGAAGATTGAAAAGGTACTTCAGAAAAGTAAACCTAAGAAAGAAGATGAACCTTTATATATGATTCGGGATATTACCGAGAGACAGTTTAGAAGACAATCAGAACCTTCAGTTATACCTTGCCCATTTAGGCAGTTGAATGAACTAACTAATGCAGGAGGTTATCCAGAGCATTCTGTTAATGTGATACTAGATAAACCCAAGGCAAAGAAAACCTTCTTTATGGTAAACCTTGCAAGAGGTTATCTCAGAATGAAGAAGTCAGTATTATATATTGATACAGAAAATGGCCAAGAACAAATCATGGACCGTTTTATTCAATCCAGTATTAATAAAACCAAGAAGGAATTATACTCGGGTGAATATGATAAACTTGAGGCAAAGCATTTAAGGAAACTTGCAAGGTTTGGAGTTGAATTAGTGGTTGAGCGTGTACCAGCAATGATTACTAATACCCCTTATATAAGGGAAAAGATAATTCAACTTCGTAATCAAGGAATCGATATTAAAGTTCTTATGGTTGACTACGCTGGTAAACTTGCATCAATAGCGGGGGATAGGGAAGATTTCGAAAGAATATCTAATGTATATATAGACTTGAGTAACTTAGCCGAAGAAATGAAACTTGATATAATCTGGACTGCACATCATATTACTAGAGAGGGTAAAAAACATAGAAAAACCAGATATGATGAAAATGATATATCTGGTTCTATAGCCATAGTAAGAAATGCTCAAGTAATTATGGGGTTAAATGCTACAGAACAAGAAGAAAGGGATGATATATTAAGGGCCGAGATAGTGGTTCAAAGGGATGGTCTACCATCAGGTAGAGCTCTTTTTAAATGCTCTACAGAAACTCAACGGTGTACCGAATTTACTAGAGAACAACGAAAAGAATATGACAGGGTATATGGAGAACAACTAGATAATTCTCTAAAAAGTTCTAGTAACCCAGATGCTAATATAGAGAAATATAACAAAAAGCAAGGAGATATATAATGAAAGATAATATACCAGGATTTATGGGATACTACGTTTCTAAAACTGGGAGCGTATATTCAAGATATGTCCGAGGAAGTAGGGGTAAATTAAGTAATGAGTTTACCCCACTAATACCAAAGAAACGTCCCAAATACTATAGTGTATCCCTTTATAGGGATGGTAAGTCTACAAAGATTTTTGTTCACAGATTAGTAGCTACTGTTTATGTACCTAACCCCAATAATTTACCTGTAGTAATGCACTTAGATAACGATATTTATAATAATTATTATAAGAATCTAAAATGGGGTACCCAGAAAGAAAATGTATACCAATCTATCAGGGATGGTAATAATCTGATTTCAGTAATGGGTAAGGATAATATACATCGTAAATTAAACTTAAATGATATACCTAAAGTAAAAGCTTATTATAATACATTACTATCTGAACTAATCCAATTAGGGTTTACTAAATGGAAAGTAAACAAAACTTTATTAAGGGTTCTAGGAAAGAGATTTGGAGTTGGTGATAGGGTAATTCGTAATATATTAAATAACAGTTATGAAAACAAAGAAAGTAGAGGTAGTAAAAGATAGATGGTCTGATGGGGTAGCTTTAGAAATATCTCATAATGGTTGGCAAACAACTTGTATCAATGATTTAGATTTAGAGGATTTAAAGAAACTTCGAAAAGTAATTAGGAAAGCTATAAGAGAGTATGAAAATAACCAATCAGTTTAAATCTAGACTAAGGACATACTTTATTAAACGATTGGGAGGTTACGATTACCGGCATGGCTGGATGCGTATACCAACTTGCCCCTATTGTGGGAGAGAACATAAGTTGGGAGTTAACCTTTCTATGTATAGAACCAATTGTTTTAGATGTAATGCCCATCCTTCTCCTGCTCAACTAATAATGGATATAGAAGGATTTACTGAGTACCATGAACTAATTAATTTTTTGAACAATGGCCAATTTGATGAACTGCAATTCAAAGAAGAGAAAATCGAACTTGCCGAAAGTAAGCCCCTGTATCTCCCTGAGGGATTTAGAAATATTTCGATTGGAGACAGCCAACTTGCAAAAAGTATTAGGGGATATATCAAGAAACGTGGCTTCAACCCCGACCAGTTTTCAAGATTTGGTATCGGCTATGGAACAATGGGCACGACTTACGGGTACCTTATCATCCCGTTCTATTATCAAGGACAACTTAAATATTACAATGCTCGGAACGTTATCGGAAAAGGTCCCAGGTATAATAATCCCGATAAAGATATCACAGGCCTTGGCAAACAATTTATCATCTTTAATCATGACGCATTGGAAATGTACCGGTCGGTATTCATTTGCGAGGGAGCACTTAATGCTCTCACAATGGGCGATAGAGGAATTGCCACAATGGGCAAAGCTATTAGTCAGTACCAAATCAATGAATTACTTAAATCCCAATGCGAAAGATATATTATACTCTTGGACCCAGACGCCAAGCAATATGCCATCAACTTGGCTCTCAAGCTTGTTGCATATAAAAAAGTCAAGGTGGTGTTTTTACCAGACGGAAAAGACGTAAATGATTTAGGGAGAAGTCAGACACTTAAGTTAGTATATGCTACCAGGTACCAAAGTTATCAAGAATTGATATCAATCAGAAACTCATTAAAATAGGGAGTTCCTATTATATTATAAAATAATATATTTATGCGTGAACCATCTATCCATATAACTAAGTCTCAATTTGAGGAAATATTAAATACCCTAGAGGTAGATAATTTCCCAGTTGAGGCTTTTTTTGTTATTGCTCGAAAGGAGGCAATAAATCATAGAGCAGTCTTAGTTTCTAACAATAAGAATACTAAGAGAGTTAATAACATTTTACTAGCATCTAAGGGGGATGCTGCCCTTGTTGCTGATATTTTATATGCAACTCGTATAAAGTTAAAGCATAGAGGGGTTCGTAAAATAAACGAAAGTAATTCTCGAGAATGGGCAAATTGTAAAAAGCTTGCAGAAGTATGTAATAACTTCTGTGAAGATTTCAAATTTGATACCCGGGAAGGTTTTATTAAATACATTGAGACTGGGTTAAAGAGGATGACTGATTATCGTAATGTTATGCAAAGGTTATTATCCATGCAGGAGAACATTACTAATCAGATAGATGCTGAGATAGAATTACAACATTCAGATTTAGAACTTACTAAAGAGATACATGATTATTTCATAGGTAAGATTGCTAAGGCAACTGGTATATATGAGTCTTATGAAAATCAACCCGAGAAGTATGTACACTTTGCAAAGGTAGGTGAATTCCTAAAAGAGGAGGGCTGGAATTATAAGACCTTCATCGATGCTCAGTTTGAATCTCTTGCATGGTGCAATGGGTTACCGGATATTGCACAAATGTATACGGATAAAGCAATTGAAAGATACAATAAGTATTTATATAAATATAAGAATAAACAACTACTTGAAGGTGAACCAGAAGTTGAAGGTTCCCTTTGGGATAAAATAAGAAAATGATATGAAAGGTTTACAATTTTTCGGAAACAGAGTAGAGGATGCAGCTAATGCTTTTATAGATGTCCTCAAGTATTCAGACCAATCCGTGGATTATCCAGATTTTAAGGATATCGAACCATGGCCTGATGAGATAATTAATATGTTCTATGTGATTTGGAAGAATGCCAAGTTCTCAGAACTAAGTGCCATCATTATGTATACCCAACAGTCTTCTAGATTTGAAGAAATATCAGAATTGATGTTGGGTATTGGTTTGGTAGAGATGAGACACCTTGATAAGATATCGGACTTTTTACAAAAGGCAGATCCTTATGAGGATTACTCTACCATGAATATTAATCCTACGATTGAGATTGGTTCTACTTGGGAACAAGCTTTAAAGATTGCTTTGAATTCCGAGATAGAAACTATTGGTCACTACAAGAAAATCCAAAGAGCAATTGCTCAATACGAGGAACGTCCAGATTACGATGATGTGAATTATTTCCTTGAGGAATTGATTGCCGATGAGGAACATCATATCAAACTTCTTAAGGAAGCAATGGGCATGGATAAAGCCACTAAGGGTGTAACGGTAATTATCAAATGAGTAGGATAATCATACAGAATGGAAATATGTGCGAACTCGACTTACCTCTTAAGTTCGCACAAAAACTTTATAATGAGTTCGCTATTCGACATCCAAATGCTTTCTACTTACGTACAAGGCAAAGAGGTATGCAGAATTGGGACGGTAAGATTCATTACATCACCAAGACTGGGCAATTTAAAATAGGTTTACTTCCCAAAGTATACGATATGTGTATTGAGATGGGGATTAAACCTAAAGTTGTAGATATGAGACAACCTTTACCTAAAGTCAGTAAAGTAGTTACGAATATAGGCAAATATAAATTAAGACCAGAGCAAGAGAAAGCTGTTAAGGCAGTTATCAATAATAAGATAGGGAATACACCTTTTCATATTGGCGTATTAGATTACACTGTTAATGCAGGCAAAACACTTATCATGTCGTCTTTATATTTATCCTATAAGAAGCAGTTAAAGACTTTGCTAATAACTAATGATTCGGATTGGTTAAATCAAGCTAGAGAAGAATTTAAGCAATATCTTCCCGGAGAAGATATCACTTTTGTTCAAGGCAAAGTTTTAAACTGGAGTAATTTCACCATAGGTATGGTTCAGTCTATTTCGAGGAACATGAGATTCTATCAAAAAGAATTATCTCAGATAGACATGGTACTTGTGGATGAGGCTGACCAGGGAGGTAGTAAGCAATATCAGAATGTAATCACTCGGTTATTTAATACCAGAATTCGTATAGGATTATCTGGTACCATTTATATGAGCAAGCTTGCTAAGGATAAAGTTAAGAATATGAACCTTGAATGTTTCTTTGGTAAAGTGATTGCCGAGTTTAAACTTAAGGATTCTATCAAAAAGGGTTACTCAACAAAAACCGTTGTAAAGATGGTACCTGGTAAACCCTGGTATGGTAATTGGGAATCTGATTGTATTTCCTATAAGGAAATATACGATGATTCAATCACCAATTGTTATACAGCTTGGTTAATGGCTTATAATAGATTACTATGGAACCTTAATCAAGGCAGATACCCTGCTCTCGTAGTATGCAAGCATATTGCACATTGTGAAAATCTATATAAGTTCTTTAAAAAGAAACTGGGCGATGCCTATAATATTGCCTATGTGCATGTTAATACTCCTTCTAAGTTAAGACAACAAATAATGAAGGATTTTAGGGAAGGCAAAATAGATATCCTGGTATCAACTACAATCATTGCTCGAGGTAAAAACTTTCCTAAGCTTAGGTATTTACTTAATGCAGCAAGCATGGATAGTCAGGAAAAATCTATTCAGTTTCTTGGTCGTTTGGTAAGAACCGATAAATCGAAAAAGAAAGTATACCTGGATGACCTTCATTATCCTGGCCCTTATTTAGATAGGCATGGTAAGCATAGAAAGCAATATTATCAGAGACAAGAATTGAAAGTAATACTGTTAGATAAGCTATGGAAGAAACATCCTAACCATAGCCTTATTAAGAGTTAACTAGAAGTACTATGAGTATTTACTTTTTCTCCGTAGGAGGAAAAGAAGATTACAATTAATAAGCATATAGGCATTATGAATAATGATAAACTAATATGTATCAGAGATGAAGATGATACTAAACTAACTACTCTATTATCAGATGGTTGGAAGATAATCCAAATCTCTGCATCCGGTATTTATTGCTGGGTACTCTTAAGGAAACCCAATAACACTAAAAAGAAAATCAAAGGCTTTCAGTGATGGAGAAATATATTTTAATTACAGCGGTTGTTATTATGATAATAATACTCGCTTTAGACTTCATACTTTCTAAGGATGGTTATCAATGCCATTCATGTAAGAAACGTTTTCATAAAAAGGATTTGGAAATTAAGGGATGGCATTTCAAAGAATGGGTCTGTCCCAATTGTAAACACATTAATTACACTTATGATGAAGAAGATTAGGGAATGGTTTAAATCTCTTGTTGTTGGGGAGGTACCCAACCCTAAACATGTATTCAACTGTAGAGATTTGATATGGGTATCAAATTTGGAAACTTCTCAAAATACTCCCGAATGCTTTACTCATTATTTCTATCTGTACTGGAGTAATGGTATGGTAGTCAAAGTATGTCAAGAGAGTCATGATAGAAATTCATACCAAGAATTATATAAACTCAGGGAACTATTTATTAATAACATGGGTTATTCCTATGTTCCTATAGAGGATAACAGTGAGATATACATTTATTATAAACGTAAAAAGGATATATAATGGCTAAGTATCATTTATATATACGGGCAATTCCTGGGTATCCTGGTTATTATGCAACTGTAGATGGAGATATACTTAAGAAAAGAGGTAATTCTCTTTTTAAACTTACTCCTACCAAAGTTCATAATGGTTATTATACTGTTAAAATTATACACAGAGTTAAGGTTCATAGGTTAGTAGCTTTAACTTTTTTACCTAATCCTAATAATTATCCTATTGTAATGCACAAGGATAATAATCCAGAGAATAATAGGGTAGGTAATCTTAAGTGGGGAACCCAATCTCAAAACATGAAACAGATGGTTAATGAGGGTAGACAAAGAAAATCTAAAATAATTAATTATAAATCTGAGGTATTAACCCTACATTCTCAGGGTTTTTCTATCCCTGAAATAATCAAGTCTGTGGGGATCAGTAAAACTTCAGTACATCGTATAATAAAAGGGAAGCTATGAGTAAGAAAAGTAAACCAAAAAAATTACCCGATTTAAGTAAACAAGATATTTTAACACCAATAGATTTAACTCAGTTGGGAACTAATGGTGATGTTTGCTTTGGTATTGGGTATGATTTATCAACTAAGGAATGTAAACTATGCGGAGACTCAGAATTATGTGCATTCAAGATGTCACAGAACTTGAACATTACAAGAAAAGAACTTGAACAGAAGAATCAATACAAGGATTTGGATGTACTTGAAGATACCGTTGGTATCAAGAAATACATCCGATGCTTGATTCGGAAAGGCAAAGAGAAAAAAGAAATTATCTCAAAGACAGTTGAGAAATTTGAAGTACCAAGAAAACGTATTAGAGAACTTTATAAAGAGTGTACTAAATAATGAAACCAATAGAGATGATATGGGCTATGTTCAAGGTATACCTTAACAACCCAAACTATTTTGTAAAGCAAGAAGATGTACTTGCTAATTTATGTATGGAGGGTTCTTCCGATGTAATCAGGATGTGTAATTCATTGGGAGTACATGTTTCTAGACCCGAGAAATTAACCTTTGGACAACTTTTACGTAAATGCAATATATTATGAACAAATTCAGATTTATTAAAGTAAGGGAGGTAGTATCTCCCAACAGAGCAAACCCAAATGATGCTGGGTTAGATTTCTATGTACCAACTAATTTATACCCTGAGGATATTCATTCTAAAAATGAATTCGACTCCGAAGGTTATGATTTAGATGTTCCTTTTGGTGAAGCCTTTGTAAGGCATATAGCTTTAAAACCAGGTCATCGTATACTTATCCCATCGGGTATCAAAGGTTTGCTAGAACCTCCTGCATCTATGTTAATGGCAGCAAACAAATCTGGTATAGCTACTAAGAAAGGGTTAATCTTTACTGCCGAGATAGTGGATTCCCCTTATGTTGGAGAGATACACATTGGAGTATACAACACTTCTCAAGAAGCCCAGGTTATCGAGGCTGGTCAAAAGCTGGTACAATTTATTCATGTACCCATTTATATTACCGAGCCAGAGGAGATTCAGCAAGAGGAATTTTATACTGAATCCCAGATGTGGGGAAGTAGAGGAGGGAATGGTTTTGGTTCATCAGGAAGTAAATAATCATGGACATCAGGAATATAAATGAACAAGTGCCTCAGGTAGAAGAAACTGAGGCACGGATACTACAAGAAATGTATGATCTTGGGATAGAACAATTCTCTGGATATAAATCTATAGAGAAGTTACCAGATTATCCTTTAGATATAAATAACCCAAAGAACCAAGTTATTCTAAAGGATTTTATTGGTAGAGTTATTGAAGAGTTAACTGAAGGATTCGAATCTACCGATGAAGTAGTATCTATATATCGTGATTATGGATGGAATAATGATTGTTTAACCTCAGAGGAATATACTCAGGTATTAAATCATCTAGCAAATGCAAATGAGGAACAAGCAGATGCCTTGGGATTCTTCTTTACTTTGCTTTTGTATTCTAATATATTGCCAGAAGATATATTAAAATACCAAGATGCAAAGAGTTTATTTGAGGTAATGGCAATCGGAGTCAAAGACCTACTCATCAAGTACCCAGATCATCGAAGTGTAAGGAAATATCCTATATTAAGTTCAACCGATTGGGCAAGAGAGGATAGAGCAGAGTATGATAAGATAGTTTCTTATACCCCAGGTTTTCATGAAATGAGCGAGATATCTCATGAAAATGAGAAGCTATATTTATGGGAAGTAATATATGAACTTAATAAAGCAAGGAACTTCCTTAAATGTAGACCCTGGAAACAAACTCAAGTGATGACCAAAGAAATAGATTTTCAGGAATCTTTGGTAAAGTCATTCTATCTCTATATGGGATTTTTAGCCATGAATGGGTTTACTCCTTGTGGATTATTTAGTTTATTCTTTAAAAAACAACGTCTCAATTTATGGAGACAAAATACTAATTACTAGCATGTCAGGATGGAACCATAAATTAGAGGGACTTCAACTTAATCCGGAGGAGTCCCTCCATTCGTTAGAATTTGCTACTTCACAAGAGGCATGGGAAAAACTTAATGAGGGGTTCTTAAGATTAGAGCCTGCTTTATTTGCAAAAGGGGCTATTGCCAATAGTGGGGTAGCTGTAGTGTATAATGTATTTATAAAGATACGAAAAGCATGGGTAGACCCAGAATTTGATTATGGGCGGTGTTTCAATTATAAAGAAACTAAGTGGACTAGCTTATTGAATAACTACATAGATTTTAATAAGCTTGACTTGTTGCGTAGTAAACTGAGAGTACTGAGAAATAAGTACAATCAGAATTACAATATAACTTATATGTTCAATAATCATCATGATAATGGTAAACAATGTCTAATAGCTGCGACTTTTTCAAAACGATTCGGGGAAGACATCCCAGTTATTACAATGGTAGTTCGGGCTTCGGAGATTACCAAGAGGTTAATATTCGATTTCCTATTAATTCAACGAATGTCAGAGTACGTATATGGGCCGGACCAGTCAGTACAAATCAACCTATTTGCGACTCAAATGTACGGAAATGTGGAGACACTTCTAATGTATCATACCCATAAACCTTTGAAGAAGGTACTTAAAGGAGCAGAGGAGAATTCATGGAATAAGAGGATAAAAGAGATATGGAAAAAATTCCAAAAGGGCACAGAGAAGGAATTCTCTTCATTCAAGGTATTCTTTAGAAGTTTTAAAGTGCTTCGACCAGATTTATATGAGGAAACATATAAATCAATGAAAGCAAAAGAATTACTTCTTGAATATGAGGATATAGAATATCCGGAGAATGTAATTTCTTACTCTCAACGTAAAGCATATAAGAAGAAACTTTTAAAACAAAAGAACAATGGAAGCTAAGGAATTTTTAAATCAGAAGCGGATAGGATTAGTAAACAAATTTTATTACCAAGTTTTAGAGATTAAAAAGAACGGTGCAGAACCAGATATACCCTTGTTAATGAAAGAGGTAGAGGATTTTGATAATTTTGTATTTCGCTACTGGCATATGACCTGGGTTAATTCTACAATGTCATACAGTTAAATATTTATATAATATGAGGATATATTCTAACAGTTTTGAGTTAATGTCCGAAATGGGCAGAGAACTCAACAGTTATGGTCAAACTGTAAAACCAAAGACCTATCAAAATAAAGTGATTGAAGGTAATGAGGATTTTATTACAAAAGAACTCATTTGCCAACAATATTGCTTAACTTCACTCGGAGACCCAGTATGGTTATTTGTATTCTCACATTCAAAGGAATGGGCAGATGCTGAGTTTCAGGAAAGAATTGGTTGGTATGAATTAAATCCTGGTAAAGCTTGGGAACTGAGAAAAGACTTATGGGAACAGTTCTTGGTGAATGGTAGATTTGATTATACTTATCCAGAACGTATTTGGAATCAGCTATCGTATGGTAGTACATCATTTAATTGTGATTCTGCCATGCAATCGATTATCGAGCTTCTTAAAAGGGATAATGATACTCGTAAGGCAGTACTCCCTATATTCCATGGTACAGATTTAAGATTCCTTGATGGTAGTAAACGTATTCCTTGCTCTATGTATTACGATTTCCTTATCCGTCAAAATGGTAAAGGAGAGAAAGTATTACATATATGTTATCACCAAAGAAGTTCAGATTTTATAATTCATTTTGGTAATGACGTATACCTTGCATGGAGACTTATGGAATACGTAGCTAAAGAGGTAGGAGTAAAACCGGGTTACCTATATCACACTATTGATTCTCTTCATGCTTATAAGAAAGATTGGATAGCATTAGCTTCTAATCTGGAAGACTTACAAGAGAAATACTAATATACGAGGGATGTATCTACTACTGGTGGGTATGTCCCTTTTTCTATTTTAAAATATGGAGACACGGTATACAATAATAAAAAACAAGAGAGAGCTTAAGAAACTTATTGCTTGTTGTAAAGCTACAGGTTATGCTTGCTGTGACTACGAAACAAATGCAGAACCCATATATAATAGGGGTTTTAAGCCAACTATACTCTCAGTATCCTGGATGCCAGGGTTTGGTGCTTCCATTCCTTTAGACCATTTCCAAACAAAAGAATATACTTCACCGGGATGGAACTGGAAAAAGATGTTAAGGAAATTTGGGGAAGAGGTAATCGAGAATTATGAGATAACTAAGGTTGCATGGAACTGGAAATTTGATGACCAGATAAACCAGAAATATCAAATATTCTATAGAGGTACTTGTTTAGATGGTATGCTTGCAAAATATCTACTAAACGAGGAAAAACCTAATGATTTAAAATCAATGGTAAGAAGGTATTTACCAGAGTATGGTAATTATGAGAAGCAAGATGCTTTCGATAAAATACCTTGGGATAAAAAAGAGTTAGACCCACTTTGCCATTATGGATGTCAAGATACGGATTATACTCTTAGGTTAATGATATTCTTTGAAAAGAAGCTGATTGACCTTGGTTTGTACAGTACCTTCAGGAATTTAATTATGTCTGCATCAAGGGTACTCACTTCAGTAGAGAAGAATGGTTTGTATCTAGATAGAGAATTCAATAATCAACTACTGGAAACATATAAACCAAAAATAGATGCGGCTAGACAAGCTATATATGATTTGCCAAGAGTAAAGAAATTCGAAAAGAAGTATAACCAAGAAAAGGTTGATAAGTATATCCAATCTATCGAATCAGAACTTGAAGAGTTAGATTATAATGACCCAAAGGATAAACGTAAGATTGCATCAAGGGAACAGAAAATTTCAAATATTAAGGCAGGTATATTCACAACTAAAAAGGAACAAGAATTAATAAGACCCATTAATTTGGGTAGTTCAGTTGATTTACCTGCATTGATGTATTCGGAAGAAGGTTTTCATTTTGAGGTAATTAAGAATAATGAATCCGGTAAACCAAGTACAGATGAAGAGACTCTTACTAATCTAAGGTTAACCGTTAAAAAACCCGATTCACCTAAGGCAATTTTCCTTGATAGGCTTCTTGAATTACGAGGTTTAGAGAAGATGTATAAAACCTATATAGAGGGTTGGAATGAAAAAGTTCAAGATGACGATAGATTACATGGAAGATTTCTTATTCATGGGACTACAAGTGGAAGATTATCCTCTGCAGAACCCAATGCTCAACAAATCCCCAAGACATCCGTAGACCCCAATATTAAATTACAATTAAAAGCTCCTAAAGGAACCTTATATATTGCTAGTGATTTTAGCCAGGCAGAATTAAGAATTATGGCTCATCTATCTGGAGATGAAACTTATCTTAATGCTTTTAACTCTGGTCAGGACCCTCACTTAGCAATTGCTGCTACTAAATATCATATACCCTATGAAGAAGCTCTTAAGATATATGAGGATGAAAATCATCCAGAACATAAGATATGGAAGGTGAGAAGAAAGCAAGCTAAACAAATTGCTTTTGGACTTATTTATGGAATTGGTGCAAAATTACTAGCAGTAAAACTATCTGACCCAAAATCTGGTATTATAGTTACACCAGAAGAAGCCCAAAAGGAAATGGACATCTTCTTTGGTCAACACCCCAAGTTGAAGACCTTCTTGAAGAAACAAGAGAAATTCCTTAGAAAGAATGGGCATCTGGTATCATTATTTGGGAGGAAAAGAAGATTACCCCAAATATATTCAAATGATAAGGGAGAAGAAGCTTATGCTTTGAGATTAGCATTAAATTTCCCATGTCAATCGGCAGCATCTGATATGTGTTTATTTGGAAGTATTCTCATATACTACTTAATGAGACAAGGTAAATTACCCTCTACTAAGTCTGTATGTTTGGTACATGATGCTAATTATCAGATTACTAAACCAGAGAATATTAATATTTGGAGTATATATGAGATGTGGCAAATTTATAGGAACCCATTAACTAAGCCATACTTCGGCTTTCAGATAGATGATGTCACAATGGACATGGAGTTTGTTATTGGTAGGTCAATGGCAGAAGAGTTACCTTTTATTCCGGGTTATGATTATAAGAAAATGTTAGAACCTGATTTCTCAGTAGAAGAATATATGGAAGAACATAAGAAATATAAACACATACCTATTTCAGAGTATAAGAAACGTTTTAACAAACAAATGAAGCAATATGAAAAAGATTTTGAACGGTCCCACAGTATGGAGAGCTAAATGCCCATGCTGTGATTGTGAATTTGAATACGATGTCAGTGAAACTTTCAGAGTTTACGATAAGAGTAATTCAAGCGTTTTTAGGATATTACAATGCCCATCTTGTAAAACCAATATAAGGCATTCTGATTCAGTATCTACATCTACAGAAATGAAAAGAGAGGATACTATGTCCACATAAATAAAATAAATTTAAGAAACCATGGCAACAAATGAAGAATATCAGAATGCAAGTAAATTAACTGCCCTTACCTATATGATTGCAGGATGTTTGGGTTATTCTATTGAGAATCTGTTTAAATACCTGGATGCTACGAATTTAAAGGTAAGTGGACAAGAAAAGATGTTATTCAATCGAGTAAAGACCCAACTACATCAATTACAGACTAATCTTACTACATTAGAAGATATGGCTTTTAAAGTAATGGCCACTGATGAGGATGGGAAACTTGCCTATGAAGATGCTACTCATATTTATTGGGCTGCATTTTTAGCATTACTCGATAGAGGTGGTACTGATAACTTATGCGACTTAAGATTAATGGCTTTGGTAGATAAGATAAGCATCTATAAATCTATTCTTAATTTGCCCGGTATGAAACTCTCTTATCAAATGGCTTTTGCTCAAGTAACTAAAGCAATAAGCAAAGGAGAATTTAGTAAAGAAGACTTTAAAAACCTATTAGAAGTTTATGAAGACGGAACTGAAAAAACTAAAGGTTAAATTTGAAGGTAAACTTATTGAGATTGATATACAAAAGGAATTATCTATCAATGAGAATATCATTAATTCTCAGCTACGAGAATCTCCTTCTAGTTATTATGTACTTGCTTCTTTGAGAGATAAATATATAAAAGAAAGGGATGCTCTAGCAAGGGAAAAAGAAGAAGCTTATTCGAATGCCTGGTTATATTATAAGGATGCTAATGAAAGATGGAATAACGAATATGTTTCTCATAAGGCAAACCTTAACAAGAAATACTCTTCTATCAATGAAAGGTATTTAAAAGCTGTAGAAAAAGCAAATAAGTTCATAACTATCTGTAAATGTTATGAGTCACGCGAAAATATATTAAGAACTATTAATGCGAACCTAAGAAAGGGTTAACCTATTGAACTATAAACAATTACTAACTTTTAAAAACAGTATTAGAATATGAATTATTCAATGACATTTATCTCATCTCTTGTAGCTGAGAAATTTAATCAAGAATTACCCGGATGCCCAACAGAAAACCGGGTACTTATTTTATCTCCCAAGGAGGTAAACCAAACTAAATCTGGTTTGATTATCCCTGAACAAGTAAAAGAGGGAGTTCCTCGTAAAGGGGTTGTAGTAAAGAGTGGGGAAATTACCGAAGAATACAAAACCTACCGAGAATTGGTTGCTGTAGGTAGAATAGTTACCTATGGTTTGTATGCAGGTAAAGAACTTGAATTCGAAACGGACAAACTATCTCCTGCTCTCAAACAACTTTTAGAGAAAAACGTTCTTACCGTATTGAGTATGAACGAAGTAGTTTACTCAGAACCGAATAATTAAAACTAATCATTATGATAAAAGACAAGAAGAAAAAGAAAGTTTCATCAGAGGGACTTTCTACAAAAGAAAAGATGCTAGCTAGAAAGAAACAGCTAGAATCTAAGGGAAACGGAAGTGGGTTGGTATATCCAAAAGAAGGAACCCTGAGAATGAGAATTAAATCTCCAGGTGATGACCAGGAATTGGGTATCGAAATTATTCAATTCTACCTGGGTGGCAATTTGGGAGGAGTTATATCTCCGGCTACTTTTGATGAACCTTGCCCATTCATGGAGAAATACCAAGAATTGAAAAACTCCAAGGATGAAGATGACAAGGAACTTGCCAAGAACCTGGTACCAAGAAGAAGATATGTTATCGGTGGTATCATTTACTCAGATGAAAAGGGTAGTAAGGTAGATTACGAAGGCAAAGATAAGGGAGTTTTAGTTCCTCGCTCAGTATATCAGGATATCATTGACCTTTACCTTGATGAAGATGAGGCAGGTGATATGACAGATCCAAAAACTGGATACGATATCAAGGTAATTCGTTCCGGGTCTGGTAAACTAGATACTACTTATTCTGCCCGTGCTTGCAAACCAACTAAATTGGACAAGAAATATCAGGGTACAATTGACCTTGAGGGGATAGTTCGTTCTCAAATAAAATCCTATGATGAGTTGGAAGATTTGCTTTCACAGTATCTAAATGAAGACCATGGAGATGATGATGAGGATGATAAATCCAAGAAGAAAAAGAAAAAGGGAGTTCACAAAGACCATTACATGGAAGATGATGAACCCAAGAAAAAGAAAAGAAAATACAAATCGGATATTTAAGGGTTAGTAATATGGTTTCATTCGAAGGTGGTAATTAGATTCGTTCTGTTATCACCTTCTTTAGTTTAAAGACATTACATTATGGCAAAGAAATCTAAGGTTGGTTTAAAAGTACCAACAGCAAATGAGATGGCAAAGAAATATGGGAGTATGATTAAATTAGCTTCAGAAGTAACTGATACCGATTTATATATACCATCTACTTTCTTTGCTTTGAACTACTTATTCGGTAAGGGTATTCCTTATGGTAAAATTGTAGAGATTGCTGGAGAAGAATCATCTGGTAAATCCTTGGTAGCTTATAACTTTGCTTATGCTACTCAACAACTTGGTGGTCATGTAATATGGGTAGATGCAGAACAATCCTGGATGAATTCATGGGCCGAAATTAATGGAGTAGACCCTGCAAGAGTAACCATTGTTAATGATACTCGTCTCGAATATATTGCAGATGTAGTAGCAGACTTAGCAATATATTTACGTTCTCAATTAACCCACAATGAACCGATACTTCTGGTAATCGATTCTATTGCAGCAACCGACTGTACGGATAATATTGATGCTAAGATGGTTGATGGTAAAGCCGAAATGGGAGGTAGAGCAAAGGCTCTTTATAAATACTTCCGTATCAGAAGTGAGTTATTCTACAAACTGGGAGTATCTCAGATTTATATTAACCAATTAAGAACTGCTTTAAATGTCGGATTTGGAAAAGATAATACAACAACTACAGGAGGTGCAGCACTTAAGTTCTACGCTTCAATCAGAGCTGCTTTCTATTCAGGAAGGTCTGTTACCATTAAACAAAATGGAAAAGAAAGAAAAGCTGGTAAACTTGTCACTATCAGACTTATTAAAAATAAAGTTGCGCCTCCTCGACCTACAATCAGCAAATGTCCAGTATATTTCAATCCTAAATTCCATGAGGTCGGGTTTGACAGGTGTTATGCTTTGGAAGATGTATTGGTAGATACCGATGTAATCGAAAAAACTACTGGTGGGTATAAATTGAAAGGGAAAACTCTTGCAAGAGGAGAGGAGAAATTCCAAAAGCTTTTGGAGGAGGATGATGAACTTCGTAGAAAACTTTTACGGAAAGCTGGGGTAAATACCATAGGTACTACTAAAAAGCAACTGGAGAAGATAGAAACAAATCTATTCCCAGTCGATGGTGTAGAATATGAAAACTATTCAGATTCAGAAGAGGAGGAGGAAGACGATGAGTAAGAAAACAATATTATTGGTTGATGGATGTAATTTACTTCACCAAAGTTTTCATAAGTTCGAAAAACTTAAATCTACCGATGGTAAACCAAGTGGAGCAATATTTGGATTTTTCAAATCCCTACACATGTATCTTACAAGGTTCGAACCGGATGAGGTTTATATTTCATTCGATAATGGTCATTCACCAGTAAGGACGAAGTTATTGCCCAATTATAAGGGACATAGAAAAAATATATCTGTAGATTACGAATCATTGCAAAAGCAAAAGGCAATTATAATGAAAATGCTGGGTATGCTAAGAATTAATTATATCTTCGATAAAAAGAAATCTACAGTATATGAAGGGGATGACTTCTTAGCATACCTTGCAATTAAAAAATTCCAATCCGAGAAAATGATACTTATATCATCGGATAAAGACTTTAACCAGTTGCTATCAAATAACCTGAGGATATATAATCCCAGAAAAGATGAGATGATAAGAATGGATAACTGCAAAGAATTATTCGGTTATCATTCTCATGAAACGGTAGAGTACCTTGCAATGGTTGGAGATACTTCCGATGATATACCAGGGTTCCCGGGTATAGGCCCAGTAAAAGCAAGGAAAATCCTTGATGAGGGTAGAATTGAGAAGTTTATTGCCCAGAGTAAGAACAAAGAATATCTTCAAATATGGAAAAGGAATGAACAGTTAATCGACCTTTTCTGGTTTGTAAGACATAATCCATTGGATAAGTTACCAATTAAGTCAAAGAAGAAGTTTAAGTATGAGAAATTCAAAGAACTTTGTATCGAATACTCTTTAGCATCATTTTTGACAAATGAATTTATAAAACCATTTAAAGCATTACATCATGAGTAAGAGAATTATGTTTGTGGGTCCCTCTGGTATAGGGAAAACTACTTTAGCTAAGTATGTAGCTAAGAGAGAAGATCTACCTTTTATTTCTGGTAGTATGTCAGATTTATTACCTGCTACTGAAGGGGTATCACATAATGAAATATTATCCCTCGGTTCGGAGGCAATGTATAAAGCAGATTTTCAACTTCTGAACAAAAGGAATAGGTTATTCAAGGATAGAGAATACTTCGTAACTGATAGGAGTTATGCAGATTTGGCTGCTTATTTTTGGTATAAGCAATCAAGAACTTTACCAGAATGTGAAATGGAACATTTTTTCTGTCAATGTAAGACTTTAATGGAAGATCAATGTGATGTAGCAATCTTCTTACCATTAAATCTAGATACTTATAAGCATTGGTCAATGGAAGATAATGGTAAGAGAATACTTAACAGATTCTTCCAAGTTCAGATATCATCTCTTATGGGGGAATTGCTTGCAAATTGGGAAATACCCACTATTTGTATATCTGAGCTCGATTTAGGTATGAGAACGGAACAAATCAATTACCATTTAGATAGGATATGGGGAAAGAAGTAATAGCAATAGCCTTCTCGGATTTACATATAAATCTATGGGCTAAGTTTAATGAGAACAATCACAGGACCCTGAATAGTTTCAGGGTTTTGTCGATTATACGGAAATTATGTAGAAGGTTTAACTGTCCTGCATTATTTTGTGGAGACTTATTTCATAAGGCCGAAACAATGGACCAAGAATTAGCAGAGATATGTTATAATGAACTAATAGAAGGATTTTGGATATATGCCATATCTGGAAATCATGATATTAAGAAAATAAGTAAGGTTGGTACTAAACCCTTTAGCTGGCTTTATCAAGTAGAGAAGTATGGTATCATGATATTAGATTATGAAAAAACCAAACTATCTTCTACACATAAAGATATTATGGTATATGGGGTTCCTTATATTGATAATAACGTGGGTCTAAGTGAATACTTAAAGAAGTTAGAATTAGATAAAAGTAAAAAGAATATTCTTTTACTACACACTGATTATCCCGGTGCAAAGGATACCGATGGTAGGGAGATAGATTCCGTAGAAAACTTAAATGTAAATGTTCTCAATAAATTCGATTTAGTATTATGTGGTCATATACACAAACCTCAAAGACTATCAAAGAAGGTTTATATGATTGGGGCACCTAACCATCAAAGGAGAACCGATAGAGATTGTGAATTAGGGTATTGGAAAATCTATGAAGATTTGTCTCTGAAGTTTGTACCTTTGAAAAATTTCCCAAAGTTCATCGATGTAGAAAGGGAAGAGGATATTAAGGATGATGGTAATTATTATACAGTAATTCCCCAAAAAGCTAGTACTCCAGTTAATAACAAACATAAGATTACTAAGCAACTTTCTAAGAAGTCTCTAGCAAAAAGATACCTAAGAGAGAAAGGTATTAAAGATGAGGTTAAAACTAATCTATTAATTGAAACACTTAAAAAGGCTGAATCATGTTAACGTTCTTAAACTTAGAGGCAGAAGGATTTTGTTCAATAGAATCCTTACACCTACAATTAAACCCAACTTGTACCATACTTATCAAGGCCCCAAATGGGAAAGGTAAATCAACTATTCTCTCTGCCTTGGTATGGGCAATATATGGGAAAAACCTAAAGGGTGTTTCTGAGGTAAATACCTGGAAGCAAGTAAGGCCCAAAGATTACAAGGGTACTAAGGTACAAGTATACTTTCAGAAAGATTCTCATACATATAAGATAGTTAGGTGTCAAAAGTATGATGAAGTACTTGAGGATGGTGCTAAAGGTAAAGACAGACTTATCTTCATGAAGGATGGGGATATAGTTGATATCAAGGGGAAGGGGAAGATACAGGATTCTATAAACCGAGAGATAGGTCTATCATATACTCTGTTTATGAACTCAATTATGTTTGGGCAAGGTATAAAAAGACTCATACAAGAATCTAATTCTGATAAGAAAAAGATATTCGAAGAAGTATTCGATTTGGAGTTCTTAAACCTTGCTAAAGGCATTGCATTACAAGATAAAAATAACTTGATATCTCAAATAAACGAAGTAGAGCATGAGTCTCAAATGCTTAAGAAAGAATTAGAGGCTAATAAGGAGGCTTACTTCGATATGAGAGATAGAGAAAAATCCTTCAAGCAAAAAATCAAAGAAGAAAGAAGAGAGTTAAAACAAGATAGAGAAAAGCTAACTAAGTTACTGATTGAGAAACAAAAACAAATTAAGGATGAAGTAGATGCTTCGCTTCAGATAAAGATTAAAAAACAAAATGAACTAATCCTTGATTTGAGGAGTAAGATAAAAGATGCAAAGAATCTATCGAATGTACCACTCAAGAAAGTAATTAAAGAATTAGTAATACAGTTAGAAGCTGGTCACTACAAACGTGCATTACGTGATGCTAAATCAATATATAAAGCGTTCTCTGACCTTGACAAATATGATAAAGAATATCAAGAGGCTTTAGAGAGATTAGAAGAACTTAGTAGTGTAAATGATAGATATAAGAAATTGAAATCTGATTGTGATGATATTGCTTCTGATATTGCTTCTATTGACGAAGATTTGGCCAAGCTCAAACAGGAAAAGCTTAAGGTCATGTCTCCCAAGTATAAACAGAAGCTTAAAGAGATTAGGAAAAACTTACGGAAGGTTGATGAGGACTTTCATAATAAAGAATTAGAGTTAGAGAATTATAACTGGTTAATTAATGACCCATTGGGTAATAATGGGATTAAGGCATACTTATTCGATTCATCACTCGAGTTCTTAAATAAATGCCTCGATAAATATTCAGAGGTATTGGGATTTAGGATTGAATTTAATATAGATTTGGGCACTGCTAGAAAAGAATTTGTTACTCTTATTGAAAGAGATGGGATGATTATAGATTACGATGAACTATCAGGCGGCGAGAAACAATTGGTTTGTGTAGCAATGGCATTCGCAATGAATGAAGCTCTTACTGCCTCTAAGGGGATTAACTTAGCATTCCTTGATGAAGTATTTGAATCATTAAGTTCAGATAACATAGAAGTAGTTACCTCATTAATACGTCACATATTCAAAGAGAAAACTTTATTCTTGATAACCCACTTAGATTCACTTCCTCTCGGTAATACCAAAATCTTGCAAGTGGAAAAGGCACAAGGTCTGAGTAGGTACCAATTACTATAATGTTATAATAATTAATATAACAAGACAGTAATTATGGCAAATAGCAAAAAGAAGGGGAATCGATTTGAGCTAAAGATTTCAAAATGGTTTACCCAATGGACTTCTTACAAGTTCGGAAGAACTCCCTATTCTGGGGCAAACCACCAGAGTAGAGATTTAGCTTCAGATATAATGTGTCAAGATGAAAGACATGCCCATCGGTGTAAAATATCCGTTGAGTGTAAGAATTATAAAGAGATTAAGTTTGAACATATTCTTTTAGGTAATAAGGGTTGTGATATATTAAAATTCTGGGAACAAGCTTCTAAGGATGCAAAAAGAGCAAATAAAGTTCCCATACTCTGTATGAGATATAATTCAATGCCCTCAGAAGAATTTTTCTTTGTAGTTGGAAAGGATTTATCTTCCGTATTCTATAAACCCCTATTCGATAAAGCCAATATTATGGTAATTGATGTACCAAAGATAGATGAGATTCTTTATGTATTCATGGCTAGTGATATACTGAAGAATGTAAACTATAAGTTAGTACATAAACAAGCTAAGTTAATTCTTAAAAACCGGTAACCCATGAAGAAGCATACCCCATACTCATATTGTATATTTTACCTTGAAAGGAAGTACTGTGATAAAATTAATAAAGAACTCAAAGAAAAGGGGTATGACCAAATCAAGGCAATTATTCCTATGGTAAACGTATTAAGAAAAACCACAAAGGGTAAGATGGTATTCGAAGAAGTACCAGTATTATTCAATTATGGTTTTATGAGAATGCCTACTAAATTAGCATTCTCAAGGCCATTTCTTAATAAGTTACGTAGGAATATATCTGGTATCAGAACTTGGTTACGTAATACCGAGACAATGCACCCAAGAAAGAAAAAGGTAAGGATTGACAATGCCGAAGAATTTGATGATTTTTCTTTAGTGGCTACTTGTAGTAGAAAAGAAGTAAGGCGATTTAAACGTATTGCTAGAGAGAATAAGAAGTTTTCAGTAGATGATTTAGTCAATGTAAAGCCTGGAGATTACTTAGTATTACGAGGTTATCCCTATGAGGGAGTAGATGCTACAGTATTAGAGGTTGACCATCTTTGTAAAAGAGTAAAAGTTCTTATATACCCTGAAATGGGAAGAATGGAAGTATGGTTACCTTTTGACAACGTTATCTATAGTGTATATTTAAATCATGACCCAGATAAGCTTTATGCTAATTCTGGGGAATATGACCCTAATCAGATAACCAATGAAGCAATTGATAGTATAATGAGATATAGGAGAATTTAATATTATGAACGAAGCTCAACAAAAAGCCTGGAGTTGTTTAATTGATAAAGAACAACAATCATTATTCCTTCAACTATCAGAAAGTAAATCTTCATGGGAAGCTGGTGAAATTTTAAAGTTATCTCATTACAAGTATATTGAAATCCGGGAACGGTCAGAGAAATTCTTTAGGCTATTCTCGGATTTTTTTGAGAAACACACTTCTATTTTTCGACCAGATTGCCCCTGTGAGAGGAATTTCCAAGATTATATGGAGGGATGTTTAGAGAAACGATTAAAAAGAAAAGAAGCAAGCTTATTCACAGGAGACTCAGCTCAATTACTCCCAAAGGTAAACTCTAAAAATATAGAGAGAAACATGAAGAGGTTAAAGGAGTCTGATGATGAATGGGACATAGATACTCTAAGATTAATTCTTGAATTTGATAGGTGGAATAACTTTAGAATACTTCCAAGGATGCTACAACAGCCATCTGCATTTAAAAGGCGGTCGAATAAGAAGGATAAGATATATATCAAGTATCTTCTTAATAGAGTACCGGATTGGATGCACACTAAACTCAAGGAAAGGTTTAGGTATAAAGTAAAACCAGGAAAGAAAAAGTATTGGGTAGCTTTAATATCTGAGGACCTATATACCGATGGTTATCTATTGTTACCAGTAAGACCTTTGGATGAAGTAGTAGATGAATTTAGTAGATTCTACATGTATGTATTTAAAACTAAAGATGATGCTGATACCTTTGGTTTTATGGTATCTAAGTTCATGATTAAAACCGAATCTGTTAAGCTTGGACAAAAATTCTGGCCAGAGTACCGTTGCTGTGTGGAAAGAGCAGTAAACTATAATCAAGTGAACAACATAGAATTCAATATTAAGAAATTGGATATGGCTTATAACACACATATCAAGAGAAAGCATAAAAAACCTAAATCCACTGCTGCGAACCGAGCAAAAACCTCGGATTTTTATAAAAATAAATAGAGAAATAAGATAAGATTAAATTATTTATTCTTATATTTGCAAAGAAAATAAATGAATACTTAAAATATTAATGATATGGCAAAAAAGAGTAGAAAAGACATGAAAGCTCCATCCAAGGAGAAATCAAATTTCCTTGGTGCTTCTGGGAGAAACATGACTTATAAGGATTTAAAGAGAAAGGCAATAATATTAGGGATGCCTTTCCCTGATGCTTGTTCTGCTGGGGTATTTGACTTATTACATTATATCAATGTATCAGAAGAGAAGCCCGATAAATCGTTAATTGATAAATATGACGATTGGATGGATAAGCAATTGGAAACTATTGGGTATTCAAAAGATGACCCATTAAGGAATTCTCGACTAAGGCTTGGGTTTCTCGGAGAAGAAGGAGAAAATGGGCAAAGAAGAACCAAAAGAGTTCCCGGGATAAAGAAACCAAGGGAAAAGAAACCACCCAGAGAGAGGGATGAATTTAATCTTATCAAGGGCACAAAGAAATCTTATGTATTCGAATTAACTGCAAAGGGTTTTGAACTTGATAGGGTTATTCGGAGAATGAAAAAGAAATTCCCGGAAGCAAACGAGAAATCTATTAATCTTTGGTATAGAATGGCAAAGAGGAATATAAATGGTAAAGCTAAAGGAAAGTAATAACGGACCCATACGACCCGATAGATATTATATATGGACTTGGAGACCAGATACTACCAATAAGATTGTTACTGAAAAGAAATTATATAGGAAACATCTAACTGGTATACCATACTTTACTAGACACCAAGTAAAAGTTACCTTAGTTTATCTTTATGGTGTAGATGTTCTTCAGTATATCCATATAATATCTGGGAGGAAACTTATAAAACAAGGCATTAGAGAATTATCCGATATGAATGGTAAACTTCTTAAAAAGGGTAGTACTAAATTCTGGTTTAAGGGTAAATTCGTAAAAGCAAGGAAGTTCATAATGCCAGATGAATATCACATGGATAAACACCGACGAAGAAGATTTATGGTACAAATGCACCGAGTCTTTAAGTCTAAAGGAAAAAAGGAATTCAATGAAAGGTACTCAATCAAACTCTATGGACAACGGCAAGGCATATCTCCCAAGTATACAAGGCAAAAGAGATTACAGATCAATCTTGCTATCCTACAGGATTTACAACAGGCTGAGTCAAGAGGAGAAAAATAAATTCAATCTGTTATTCCTGCAGTATCCTCCATTGGTAAGTTCATTGGCTTTATATTTAAGAAAGAAGATGAACATCCCAATACAAAAGGTACTATTTATCAAAGCACAAAGGGATATGCTCGAAATATTCGATGAGGCATCACTTAAATTTTTAGGGTATTTGCCTAAAGAAAGGTTTATTAAGAAGTCTTTATTATTTCAAGGGTTTGTTCCATTAGAGAGTATTAAACTTAGAAGGTCTTATGCTTATATAATGACAAATAGGATGATAGAAAATAAAATATGGGTCTACCCAATTCGATTATCCGATAACTATAAAACAATGATAAAAGGGAAATACAAATCCTATACCGAAGTATTTGGGAAGGTGGGTATTCCTGGGATAACTAAAATTAAATATAGCAATGAATAATAACGAAGGTTTTAAAATCACAGCACATCAACCAGCAAACCCATTTGCAGGTAAGAAGTTTAAGATAGTCACTTATCAAGGTGACAAGGAACTTGCCTCTCAGGCAATAACAATTGAATCTCAATTAGAATTAAAGACAACTCTAGATGAGATAAAACAATTCAATATTGCTCAGGAGGAATTAGTAAAATCTGGGTATACTCAGAAATCCATACTGGTAAAGAAACTTATAACAGAGTGATATAAATAAATTATTAACCAACTTAAACATTACGAAAATGGCTAAGAAGAAAAAAGAAGTGGAACTGAAAGAAGTTTCCAGAACAGAAATCAATGGTGCAATCATCATTAAGTACGAAGACGGCTCAGTAAAGATTATCCCTGCTCCTATCATGCTTTCTGCCGAAGAAGCCGAAGACCTTTTTGGTTCTGAATCGGATGATGACGATGAGGAAGAGGAAGAATCGGATGATGACGATGAGGAAGAGGAAGAAGAAGAGGAATCGGATGATGACGATGAGGAAGATGATGATGATGATGATGATGATGATGATGATTCCGAAGAGGAAGAAGAAGAGGAAGAACTGACCGGTGAAGAACTTGCCGAAATGGACTTCGAAGAACTTGAGGATGTCTGCGACGACAAAGACCTTGAAACTGACCCAGACGATTATGATGAAGACGACATCGAAAAACTCCGTAAAGCAATCGCTAAAGAACTCGGTCTCAAATTGCCGGCAAAGAAAGAAGCCAAAGGTAAAGGCAAGAAAGGGAAAAAGTAATCTGGTAACCGTATTCAAGATTTAAAAGAAGGTAGGGAAATTTCCCTACCTTTACTATCAACTATTAATAAACGTAGAAGTTTACTTATAATAACCATTAACTTATAAAACATTAAAAATTATGGCAACAAAGAAATCAGACTCCAAGAAGAAAGGGGATAAAGAAAAAGACCCCGAAAAAGAAGCTAAACGCAAGGCTCGTCAAGAGGCACTTAAGAATCGGCCGGCTGAACAACGTCCTAACAGCAAGCAAATCGATGTTATTGCCATTAACGACAAATCAAAGGTAATGAACTTTGGTTATGCCGTTAAGAACAAGGAAGGTTATCAGGGTGTAGTGGTTACTTCTGTATTGGTTACGGATGGCAAACCGGTATCAACTTCAGTTTCATTCGTTCCGGGAACTCTTACCGTTAAGTCTAAGAAAGGACATGGCGTTATTTGTTCTCCGAAAAACAAAAAGGCTAAGGAAGAAGAAGAGGAAGAATCAGAAGATTAAACTCTAACTTACTAACTACTATCCCATATGTCTGCTATATAAATTTAGAGTTTAAATTTCATAGAGTAACAACCCCACACTTAGGACGTTGTTCAGCCAAAAGCTCATTGCCTGTGAAGGTAGTGGGCTTTTAATCTTTAAAAGGGATGCTTTATGGACCAAGAAAAATTATCCATTCGAAAGAATATTCGAATACTTGCATTAGATAATCTAATAAATACTTATACTGATGTACTAGAAGATAAAGAATTAAACCTGGGACCAGATGAAAGGGAACTTGCCATCAATATAATAAATGAGGCAAGAGAAATGCTATCAGAAGAAACTCAGGAAGTATCTAACCAAGTAATGCAAAGACCCAAATGGAAAAAGACTTAAGATTATTAGTGGGAAACATTAATCAAACTCTCAGAGAATTAGATTATGTTTCGTACCTTAAAAAGGTAGCTCTTAGTAAGGGTAAGAAAGGCGAATACCAATCCCATAGGTTGAAGAGTAATTATCTGAAAAGAAAACTCATATCTCTTAAAGGAGCCCTGAATAAAAAACTTCATGGGACTTATATTGTTGCCCAATTTAATTTTATAAGGGGGGAACAGAAAGAAACTTTTGAACAAACTTTTACGGACTTATCTCAGAAAGAGGTAGAAGATATACTTCAACTCGAGGCAGTTTTAAAACAATGCAGTTTAGAAATCCTAGAAATTAAAGAAATCCCAACCCAAATTAGGAAGGTATAACTATGGTATTATGTAAATAGGAAATTCAATTATTCACCTAATATAAATGAAAATGGCTAAGAAAACAGAAAAGAAGAGTAAATCGGAATCCAAGACTCCGGAACTCACAAAGGCTAAGAAAGCTTTGGATGCTTACCTTAAAGAGAACAAGTTGGACCCTACTAAGGATTGGACCAAAGACAAGAAACATGGTAAAAAGGTTACCGAACTTGTAAACAAGCTCAATAAGGAAAGAGACAAAGTTGCTGCTGCCTATCCTGAAGCTGACCAAGAGAACAACAAGAAATTGGTAAAACTCAAGGAAAAAGAGAAAAAGGAAAAAGATGAGAAGAAGGCTGCCAAAGAGAAAAAGGAAAAGAAAGGAAATGGTGGTAGAACAGCTACCAAATACGATTATCCTCTCATCGATGGCAGAGAAATGACTTCGGCTGAGAAGAAAAAATACCGTATGGAGCAAAGAAAACTTGCTTCAGGTAAGGCTCCCAAGGAGGAAAAGGAAACTAAGAAAAAGAAGGAAGAAAAGGTAAAAGAGAAACCGGCTTCCGATAAGAAGGATAAGAAGGCCAAAGACAAGAAGAAAAAGAAGGCCGCTAAAGAAGAAGATTAATAAGAGCACTTTTTACTTTTACTTATCATATTTTTGAGTATTCGTTAATAATGGTAGAAGGCCTGGCAATATAAAAATTGTTCAGGCCTTTTATTTTCTAATTAAGTCGAAAATGGAACAAGAAGTATATAAACCAAAACTTAGAATCACTACACTATCAGAGAATGGTACTCCCTTATCAGATAGGTTGGTAGATGCCTATACCGAGATGAATTCAGGTCCAAAGGTACAGCATAACGGTCCCATAAGAGTAGAAGTAACTCTTACTAATAAACAAGATATTGATAACTTCAAAGAATACTTAGATAGGTTATCTGGTACATTGCCTGCTAAGGCACCCAATGTGGGCAGAGGAAGACCTGCAGGGTCTACAACTAAGGAATTGGAATCACCAAGGGAGGACATTCTTGCAGATGTAGAGAAAATGATTGAAGAGGGTAAAAGCCAACAAGATATCATTAAATATCTTAGGGGATTGGGATTTGTATTTATCCTTACTGAAGATTTTCTATTTCACTTTCCTGGATTTGAGTTTAATAAAAAAGATGTGGGAGAAGCAACAGACAATAAGCAATATCCCAATTCATTTTCTTGGATGGCAAGATGTATCAAACGGGCTAAGGACCCAAAAGCAGATAAATTTGACCCAATGGTAATCTTTGGTTTTAGCATTCTTGGGGGACCCTCGAAAAAGATTATCCCATATCTCTATAAGGAAAGGAAGAAACCATTAAGGGCCCAAGTTGGTAAAAACGTAATCTCCTTCTCTCAGGCAGAATTCACTAAACTTCCCAAGTATATGAGGGAAGATGAACGTATTAAGTTCTCTACAGAGCAAAGACAATTACTTCTCAATCCAGAAAAGAAGCCTTCTAAATTCTTTATGCGATGGGTAGATGATGCTATCTTCCCCGACTCAATCAAGGAAAAGATGGAAGAAATCAAGAACCGCTAACACTTACCTCCGTATTTATTAAAAGAGTATTTTATATAAAATAATTTTAGTATATTTGCATAAAGAAAATTTAATTATGGACAAGGAAACAAAAGACATCGTAAAGTTCATTGCTGGTATTCAGATTGAATCACTCAACTCAATCAAAGAGGACGTTAAAAATGGAAATGATATTGCCCAAGACTTAATCAAAAAACTCCTTCAGATTGAGGATGACGAAATAATTCGAGCACTAGATGAGCACATTGAATTATACGTGGAAATCGAGAATACTCCTCAACTGATAAATATGCTAAGTGAATACCAAATGCTGGTATGCTCTCACATATTATTCAGAATGGAAGATGAATGGGTACATACTAATTCTCAGGGAGTACTTGGTACTTGGGCAATATTCCAGAGGGCAAATCTAAAATTCCACCCAGAACTAACACTTTTAAAATTTTAATATAGACATGGAAAAGAACGAATACTTAGAATCAGTAGAAATGAACACCGGAGTCGAAATGATTCCTTGCGAATCCTCTAATATTGAGGGCTTTGGTTATGACTCAAAGAAAAAACAACTTTGGGTTGCTTTTAAAGGTAATCGAGTTTATCGCTATGATGATGTACCTTATGAAATCTGCAACGGTTTACATCAAGCAGAATCAAAAGGTAAATACCTTGCAAAGAACATTAAAAATAAATTCGAAACTACAGGTTATGAACTCAGAAACTAAATTCATATTGGGCCTGGTAACCCTGGGGGCAGTGATTTACTTTATTGGTGAGAATAGAACTCATCCAGTAGAAGTGAGCACTGCTCCTTCTCATTTTGAAAGTCCCATAACCAAGTTAATCTCTCTTCAAGATAGCATGGGTATTAAACCAAAAGAAAGGGAGCAAAAGAAACAATGGTATAAGTATAGGGTAGAAATAGAAACTATTCCAGAAAATCAAATCTATAAGATTGAGAAATCTGGATACCAGCAATATGAAGTTTCTAGATTGGGTGAAACTTATTCCTATGTAACCTACGAATTTACCTCAGACAAGGTAATGACTACTCAAGAAGCCTATGACTTCGTAAAGAAATATCCTGAAAGATGTACAAGGGTACCCAATACATCACAAGATAACATTTACGATAAATATAACGAGGATTATGAAGATTACATAAATGACCCAGAGGATGAAATTAACTATCCTCCAGAAATCTTCGACTTCCTAGCCGATTAACCCGAGCAAATAGAAAATAATTCAAATAAAATTTTTCTATTTAAAATAAAGTTCTTATATTTGTATCAGAAAAAGAAATTAATCATTTTACTAACATTTTAAATATAGACGTTATGAAAAAGAATGAATCAAAGGTTACTAACCTGGTTGCAACTAAGGTTGCCGAACAACTTGAAGGAATTAAAAATTCTAAGACTGCTAAGGCTTCTGCTCCTAAGGCCAAAAAGACTAAAAAGGAATTGGTACAAGATGCTCAAGAAGCTGCCACTAATTTTGCCAATGCCAAATTGGTAGAACTCTCTCCTAAAACCAAAACTTCCAAAAAGGAACAGGTTGTCAAGGAAGTTAAGGAACAACAAAAACCATCCATCATCGAACAGGTAATTTCTAATCGGGAAGTTAAATACGTATACCCTGCCGATGTAGTTGATACTCTTGCTCGGAAGAAATGGAGACAACAAACTCGAAACGAACTCCATCGATTGGAACTTGCAATGGCTCGTATCAAAGATACAAACTCTAAGGAATTCAAGGCTGCGGCTAAATCCTATGAGGACTTTAAAAAGAAGGTCCTCAAACCAGAACAAGTTGCATAAACCTTTATTAACCAGGTGCCCGGGATAATTACCTGGGCATCTCAATTCATACAAAATGGATTACACTATCTTCTCTGATAAAGAGATGCTTAAGCAGGACAAAGAATTGGTAGAATTACATAAACGATGTTGTAAGTCCTATCTAATCCAACATTCACTTAAGCACTCCAAGATTAAGAAGTTCTTTATCGTTTACGATTGGTATATAAATACCAATAACGTAAGGAATTTCTTTTTCAGGCCTATAAACCTTTTCATTCAGGCATTGCTTTTAGGGCAACTTGATGAAATATCCGATTACATTAATCCTAACAAAAATGGAAAACGAAAAAAGAAACGAACCCGAAAAGTATAACGTACTTTATTGCAAAGGCAAATATCAGTATAAATCTAAATATCCCCAAATAGAAACTAAACATAAGGTTATCTATGCAGGGCCAGTAGAACCAATGGCACCCATCTGGGATAATGTATCAGATATGTTAAGGAAATCTGATAGAATTTGTACTGAATCTCGAAGAGAATTAAAGAAGTTAGAGGAACGTTCACAGAATAACCTTTACTTCAAGAAAAATGGTATTACCCATATAATCGTATACAAATGTTTAGAGAAATAGTTAAAGACCTATATATAGGCAAATCGAAGTTAACCATAGAATGTAACCAAAAGGAAATACCCCAAACTACTCTGGTTCAAGACATATTACAGAATACTGGATTTACGGGTAATATGCCCGACTACGGTACCTATGGTAATTTCAAGGATGGGAAATTTGAGATTACTCCAATGATGCCTAAGCATTGCTTATTTATTACTGGGGTACCCAAAGGGGCAATCCTTGATAATTTCAGAGTTAGAAGAACATATTGGTCCTCTTATTATGAGGATGATGTAAGAGGGTACTTATTTCAGATTACAGATGAAAGTATACCTCGTTTAATAATCACAAACTAAATCTATATGGAAGCAATCGATTACGTAAAATTATTTAAACTCGACCAAGAGAATTATGACTTTAAAAGGGAAGAGTTTATATCCGAATTAGGTAAAGAATTTCTAGATTATTGCCAAACTACCACAATTGGGATAGATAAAAAGACTGGCAATATATACTACTACCGATTTAGGGAAATAGTTAAGAATTTCGAAACTAAATTCTGGGCAATCTCAGAACTTAAAATAGGAGAACCATTAACTCAGAAATTATGGAATGCCTTTTTCGCTACTCAGGTAGTTCCTTTAAGGCAAAGGTTATTCCCAAAGGTTCAGAAATTAATCGAAGAGCAAAAGGGGATAACCAATAACCGTAGTAAACAAGACAAAAAACCTACGAACCATAAAAAGGCAAACTATGGCAAGGGAAATCACAGACCTGCATGGGAATAAATTTAAGGTAGGGGATTATAAGCTTTGCCTTAATATCTCCATCACTGGGAAAGGTAATTTAGTATTCACCAGGGACCTAATCTCTGGTGAAGCTTTTAATTTATCAGTAAGTAAGAAAAAGTATAAGGGATATTTCTATAACCTATCTTTGAATCTGTATATAAGGTTCGATTTAGAATATATGGGTTATGATGAAAGTTCCGATATCAGAAAATCTCATTTGTATGTCAGAAAAAAGAAATAAGATAGTAAGATTCCCAAGACCTATGGGGACTACTGCAATGGCATTAGAGTATCAGAAACATCCCGATGATACTTTATTGATGAAAATACATAATTATATCATCAATCAATGGCTAATGGGAAATGGTGTATTATGTGGTATCACATACGACATAAATACATTCTCATATCGTATGGGTATAGATATCAATTACATACGTGTATTTATGAGAGATAGGCTATTAAGCTCTAGAATATGGGATAAAGAAAAGGCAGAAGATTTACTACAAGCATTAATGGGAGAACAACTAGCATGGGCTTTGGAAGACCGTATGGAAATAGCCCATCAGGTTAATATTTTAAGAGAATCTCAGGGAGGGAAATACGTACCGTTTATATCTGCCGAGCTGGGAAAAGCCCTTAAGTTAAAGCTTGAATCCTCTACATCATTGCAGTCTATCGTACGTAATCTTACAGGAGGCAGTACTACAAATATATTTGCTCAATTCAATCAACAGAACAACGTAACACAGCAAAATGCAATTACTATTGAAGAGGCCCGTCAAATCGTATTGGAATCACAAAGGGTATTGGATAAACCAGAAGAGGCTAAACTATTGGAAGACAGGTATGACATTAAGTCATTACCCGAAGTAGTTGCTACTAAACAGGAGGGAGTAGATACAAGTAAAGAGGGTCTTAACCTTAATAAAGCAGAGTTAATGCAAATTACTGATGATTATAAGGGAGCTATGTCTTCATTCTCTAAAGAACATCATGAACTACGTAGAGAAATCGAAATGCGTATAGACCCAGATGAAGAAGACCCAGAGTTATATCAATATGAAGACTTTGAGGAAGAAGAAAAAGAGGATGGCTCATTTGCATCTCAATTCCTCCGAAATAGTAAGCTCCCATAGTTATATCCGGATATTGCATATTTAAAAAGAAAGAATTATATTTGCATATCAATTTTAAAATAGACAAAAATATGGAACTACCAAAGACATCTTACAAAGAGACTCGGGTTAACAAGGTTAATCAGGGTACATACTTTAAATTAAAACCAACTGATACTGCTCCAGTATGGGTAAGAGACCATTATGATAAATCATCTAAGACTTATGCTTGCCATAAGTATGATGACTCAAATCACGAAAAATTTCTCAAGGGAACAAGGAAAATATACATTGACTTTACATTTTAATCACATGAACTTATTTAGACGAAAGAGATGCTGTAGTGAACTCATTGCCCTTAAAAATGGCAACTTAATATTCAAATTGAGTAATACTCATATCAATGCTGCTTATAATACTTTACAGGCAATAATGAGGAAATCTGGTATATTCGATGAGAATCTATATTTCGATGTCTATCAGGAATATCGGAAACATTATGCTATATACGACGTAGTACCATCGTTGCTAAGGTATAAGATACCCTTGATATTTTCAGGTAGATACCCAAAGAAACTATTCGATAATCAGTTTACTTTTGAGGAATTAATACCGAATAATTTGGTATATCATAGTTTACCCGAAAATTTTAGATTACCAGAAAGCTTAGAGAAAATTCTTTTAGAAGTAAGAAAAAGGGTATCTGCTTATATAGACCAAGAAGATATATCAGACCAGGGTTATAGGGATTTGGTTCGAATGAATTTCGTAAAACAATGGGATGTATTTAGAAAGGACCCATCTCTTATAGATTGCTATATGGATGCTCAATTGGGCATGCTATATATGTGGGCTAGAGTAGAAAATAAAACAATCGTAAAGAATATAATCGAAAGAACTCAAGATGAACTAGCTCAAGAGTTCTTATCTAAATATCAACAAAATGGAGAATAAAGAGAAATTTGCTTTCCGAAAGGTTAAAATGTCGGAAGGTGTAGAGGTAGAATTTATTAAATTACTTACCTCAGTAGAGACTAAAAATGATGAGGATGTAATTAAAGCTTTTAAAGTTCAATTATCCTCTGGAGTATTAACTTGCCATGCAGAAATGTTATTTAGAACACCAAGCCAGATAATATTTCAAACATCCCAGTTCAGTAAACCCTATAACTTTTATAAAAACTGGGAACTATGGGTATTCTCTAATATCCTGGGTGTATGGACTTTAAATAGGTTTAGGATATGATTACAATGAAAAACCTCCAAGTAGAGGATATAAAAGATGAATGGTTATATAATGCCTTAACACAGGGCATCAAGGAATGTATAACTGCTCCAGTCCTAACTTTGGACCCAACAAAGCCAGAACCAATTAAGAGGGCAGAAATGATACTGGAGAATTTCTCTCAGGAAGATTCTCCAGTAGTAGCTACAGTGATTGCTCCAGGCAATTTCATACAGATGATATTACCGAAACATGAGATACTTCTCTCGGTAATGTTCATCTATAAGGAAAGGAATACCTATGTACAACTCATAATACAAAAACTTGCTTATGAACGAGAAAAGATTACCACCAAGACTAATGGTTCTGTTAGTAGTACTGAAGGGTGAAAAGGTATATAAAATACCTCTCGAATCAGGAATAAAATTGGACCATCTAAAAGATTTCAATACACTGAGGAGAATCTTTGTCCCTTTAGTACAACTATATCATGGAGTAGGTTTTGATACTAGACTTACCTATGATGAATTTAGTATCTTCATTAATGACCTACAACATTTAGGGTATGAAGAGTTTAATGAGTATTCCTCAGGTATACAAGAATTAGTAGAAGCAAAACCTATCACTGAAAATGACCAGGATATTAGGGAAATACGAAATGGGTTACTTACCTCTCTTAAATCTCAGGAGTTATCAGAGATATTAGCTACTAAACTAAAGCAAGCCATACATGAAGTATTTGAAAACGAAAAGAAGAAAGGTGGACTAATGAACAAGGAACCCTCTTTAGAACCTATGGAGAGTTCAATTATAAGAGAGGCTTTATACTTGCTAACTCCCCAATTACCTTAATAATTGAAAGGCAGTCTAATCCACTGCCTTTCATAGCGTGTACACATCCTCAGCCTCCCTAAAAATAAATTAGATATATTTTTCTATAAAAATAAAAATGCTTATATTTGCATATCAATTTTAAAATAGACAAAAATATGAAAACGAACTCAGTAACTTACAATCAGGCAGACGAACTAACTAAGGTAGTTCGCAATTTCTTAGAAAAGAAATCTACATTTGAACTTGACTCTGATGAACAGGGTAGTCTTCTTAATTTCCTAATGGGACTCTTAATCAAACTAGAGGATGATTACAAACTCAATTGCTTGGATATAAACCAGGTACAAATCTATGATACTACCTATTATTCTTTCATTTTCGAATCAATGATAACTGCCGATACTAACCCCTATAAGGGACAATTAGCCTCGGCAGCAGTTCAATTCATGAATGAATTTACCGATAACGATGGGAGGTTCATATCATTCAATCAACTCGATAGAAACAACTGGATTTTCCAACTTAATTTCTCAATCGCATGACAAAGTATAACGTTAGTCCATTAGTTGCTCGGGAGATAGAATTCTCCACGGGCACTATCTTTGGTGGTAGTTGGTGCCGATACTTTATTTCAATCACCCTACACCAATGCTATATAGAAGCAACATGGAAAACCCGTCCTAAAAATGATTTAGACGGGAACAAAGAAATCTTTAATTCTTTACAGGAGTATCTAGATTGGTTTGCTAATCTTAAGAAAACTTACGGAAGGAGAATATCCCGTAAACAAATGGTATATGCTGCATACGATGAAACAACACGTACCTTCAGTTACAAACCCTACGAGAATTGGGCTACAAGACGTTCTAAGGAGAAATTAAATAAGCCCAAGGAACCAATACTGGCCGATGAATTATATTAACAAAATCTTCTGGGAGGCACTCAAAACACCTCCCAGAACCTCCCTATTTATAAAAATAAAAGTAGTTATAAAAACAAGTTTAGAAATAATTTTGTATATTTGCAATGAGAAATATTTCTCAAATAATTAGACACGTTATGAAAGAATTAAAAAATTTAGAGGCCATCCGGGAACTGCTTGCTTCCCACCCCATTTATACTTATGATTACTCCGATGGCTTGCACATTAACAAGGAAGCTACCAATATCCAGGTTTATTCAATCGACTTAGAGGATGAACCTTTTGCTGCTTATATCTCAGGATATATCATCACATATGCTTCAGAGGAAGTTCTCTTCGAAAATCTCAGGGAAAACATTATTTCTCACATGGACTTAACAAAGGGTGCCGATGACCAATATTATGATGATTCACCCTCACAGGTAGAGGCTATCCTATTCGGAGTTCTTCAATTAATCCCTGAACATCAGGATTATATCATAACCGGACTCAAAAAACATCTCCGGGAATTTATCCAAGACGATGAACAAGATGAGGACATGATATCCCAATATACCAATATCTACAATGCTATCGAAAAATGGGAATCAGACCACAGGGAAACAGAAATCTTCCAACAACTTGCAGTATCAGAATTATTTAACCAACTAAATAAATAATCACTATGGTAAACTTATATAAATTACTCAACGTACTGGAACAGGGCATGTCTCTGTTCCAACTTAATAAATGGAAAACCGAAGGCATCTGGTATCCAATCACCCAATACAAAAAGGAATCAGATGAAATACAGGTAGTAACTAACCTATTTATTGCTGACCAGGAACAGTACCATATCCAACTATCTGGGAATTATCCAGAAGAATCTGAAGACTGGAACAAGTTTCTAGAGGAAAACCAATGGAAAATCTATCCCTTACTTGCAAATATAATGCAAGTCTTCTTGCCCACAGGGAACTACCAATTATTCTATACTCAATATCCACAGGGATTCATATCCATAATCGCTAAGCCCCATGATAAGTAAAGAACTCAAATCACAATTAAGTATTCTCAAGGAAACTAACCCAGAATATATTCAAACCCTAAAGGATGCCGTAACGGCATCCTATAAGGCAGAACTTCAGGCAATCAAACCCAGTTCTACCGAAGAAGAGGAACAACTCAATATCGAACTCAAGGACATAGTATTAAAAATACTATTTGGGCCTTTCTATAACTATTTCGTATCAGAATACGTAGTATCAGATACTATATGGGAAGAACAGGATAAACTAATCGAGGACTTATATTATTACTTCAAATCATGACACCGTATATTCAACAACAACTTAAAAAGCTATGCGATAATCCAAATTGGTATGACGATATGCTCATCTCATGGGATAAAAACCCAAGAAATCAAAGGGAAGCTATCTATAACTACCTTTCTCATGTACAACTAAATGGGTTACTAGAAAACACTCAGATAGTTTTTACATTCATAGATGGCGACATGAAACCAGCTTTCTATTTCGAAATTCCCAGAGATACCAATCGATATCTTATACTGGGAATCCTCGATGAAGCAGGTTATCCTCATTGCTGCCTATTAGGCCAACCAAAACAAATGTTTAACCCTCAACTCAATTAACATCATGAAACCAACAATAACAGTAAACAACTACCCAATCGGATGGGAATGGCTAGACAACGTACCTTTAGAGGACTTTAACTGGCTCATAGAGATATTTGCTACAATGACCGATAATACAGATACCTATGACTTTGTATTTTATGAAGATTCAGAAACCTTACCAGGACATCCGAAGAGGATATGCTCAGTAGACAAGATATACTTAGCCAACTTCCTAAATGAAGACCAGGGCTACGAATCAGGTATATCCATGTACGGTCACTACATAGCATGCAAATGCCTTGACATATCCTCAGAAGAGGAATATATGAATCAATTAACCGATATAAGAATCCTAACTAACGAACTAGAGCCATGCTAACATCAGGTAAATTCTTAGTATCATTCGAAGTCCCGGGACCATTGCCTGGGACTACTGAAGGCTTCTGCGAAGAAATGAACGTAGTGTACAGAACTGAGGAACTTAATACCTACCTCCGCTACCCCAAACAACAAATAAACCCATGGCATAAACACAGTACCTATATAAGGCTAAAGCTAAGAGAGATCCTCAAAGTAAACCTAACAGATATAACCATAATCGATATAATATCACTACCATGAACATCCCCTATCACATAATCCGAATAATCCTATCCGTAGGAACTATCCTCATCCTAATACGAAATGAGGATATCTACCAAGCCCACAAGTACTCCCACCCAACAAACAAAATAAGATATATCATCTCACAGCTACTAACCCTAATAATATACACCATAGCCCTGATAACATTATCCCACATATCAAGGTACCTGGAATAAATACCGGGTACCTCCCACACCACCCAACACAAAAATAAAACAAAATCATACTAACGCTAACTAAGGTACATAATATAATATCTACCTATCCCCTTCCCCTCTATAACACCATCTATTAATATAATAATACCTAATACATATCAAGGTACCTCGCCGGGGGTTTTGGGGATTTAGGCAAACAAGGCTAGGCAAACTTACCTTACTATACAAAGCCACTCAACTCACTATATAGCCACTATACTATATAGCTCTACTACACACTTTAAAGGCAAAC